TATATTATAGGAGGAAATATTTTATGAAAAAAGTATTAATTATGATTGGGGGAGTATGTGGTGTGATTGGCAATTTTATCGCAACTGAAAACAAATATTACGATGAAGTAGCAAAAGCTGAAGAAGCTGTGGCTAGCTTTAACGAAGTAGAAGTAATCGGTGCGTATGAAAAGGCTAGTCTCGAAACAGACTGGAATAATGGTACATACGGAATCACAGTACGATTATATACAGCAGATGGAACTATGATCTCATCTGTAGTGTATGAAGATGTGAATGATTTTATCGAGAGGGAGTTCTAGGAACTCTTCTCTTTTTTTTTCGCTATTTTTACACAGTGTATTATAGAAAATACAAAATCATTAATTGAAAGGAGATATAACTATGATGAATTTAGACAAATTATTCGACGAGCTTATGCAAGAATTCGAGGAAATGATTGAGCATTTTAAAAACAGTTGAGAGGCTTCGGCTTCTCTTTTTCTTTAATTGTACATTCGCGCGAAAAACATACCCCTTTATGAAAAACTATTTAATTAATGAATTCAAAATGGAGGTATGAATTATGTTACGCAAAATGATTGAACAGATTATTGAGAAGAGACAAGCAGTTAGAAAGGCATTGGTGAAGGAAACTTTTGGGGATATGCATACATTAGTAGGTATGTCGGACGAGGAGTTTAAATTCATGAAAGCGGTTCTGGAATTAGAAAACATGACTGATGATCTGTTGGGAACAGTAGGTGTAGAAATCGAGAAACTTCAAAATGATGTTGATAAATTAAATAAGGAAATGTTAGAGAGGGCTAAATAAGCCTTTCTCTTTTCTTTTTCGCGAATTAAACACAGTATATTATGAGAAAAATTTATATATTTAGGAGGAAATCAAAATGAAAAAAGTTGGAGTATTTATCAAAAAGCACATGAAGAAATTTATCGGAGGCGCTATTGGGTTAGTATTAACAATTGTATCATTAGGTTTATACCAAGTGTATAAAAGTAAACAAGAAGAGGAGGCTTAGGCTTCTTCTTTTTATTTTCGAACATATTTCTAATCTAGATTAAAACCACCTCTAACCTAGAATAGAAAAACCGTACGTAGGTGACTGAGATCAATGCTACATTCGTAGTGTGATAAATATTTTTAAGAAAGGAGAATGCTATGGAAATTATTATCGCTATTATTTTTGGAGGTGTGCTTGGATTCGTATTAGGTGTATTAATCGCTCGTAAAACCAAACCAGACGGGATATTACGAATCGATCATACCAACCCAGAGAAAGATACCTATCGATTTGAAATTGACGAGATTGATAAGTTATCGAATAAAAGATACATACGATTGAAAGTAGATAACAACGCCAATCTTTCGCAAGATTAACATGGTCTTTTATGAAGTATTATATTTAAAGGAGGGCTTTATTATGCCAGAAAAGAAATCTTTAAAACAGTTGATGGAAGAGGTAGCAGCTGAAAAATTGCAATATGTGTTAGAACATGAACAGGGGGATGACGATGCAGAAGAAGCATTCGATCAGGCCATTACAGCTGTGAAAGTTTATAATGACATGGTTAAGATTGACGATGCTCATGATGAAGAACTTAAACGTCAGGAGATTGAGAAAGACAAACAAGAGGCGGATAAGAAATTCAAAATGAGTGAATCGACAAAAGAAAAGATCATGAAAGGAATTGAACTCGGAGCAGTTGTAATCGTTACACCTGTAATCGGGTATTTCTCGAACAAGAATCTCGCTAAGTTCTTATGCAAAGCTGAGCAGTTTGAGACCTTTACAACAACTGCCGGAAGATCTTTGGGCAAGATGTTTAAGTTCAAATAATGAGTAATACTCGTAGGGAGGGCTATGGAAACATAGTCTTCTCTTTTTCTTTTATCTCATACTATTCGTAGTAGTAACAGGTCATTTTATTTTTTTTTATTTAATATTTATATGTAATAACATTAACTTTTGTTAATAAATATAAACTATTGTTAATGTAAGTATATAAGTAATTAAAAGAAATATTTTTTTTTACGAATAGTAGTAGCAGGTCTCACGAATTTTACACGCTCCTTTATGAGAATTAATTTCAAAGGAGGATTTATATTATGAGTAAAAGAACAAGAATTGATGCGAGTAGAGAGGCTAGACTTTGGTTGAAAGAAGTTTTATTACCAGCGGGAGCGTTGATAGTAACAGCTATTTCAATTCCAGAGGTTAGGAATACTGGCGAGAAGTTACTTACGAAGAGTAAAGACTTTATTGAATCGAAATTCAAAAGAAACTAAGAGATTAGGGGCTTAACGGCTCCTTTTCTTTTTCTACGAATGATACGCGAAATATACAACGAATATTATAGAAAGAAAGCATATCGAGAGAGGGAGACCGGCTCTACATTCAGTAGTGAAGAGTACGAACTATACAAACCGAGGCTCGAATCGAAAGATTGACAGTAATGGTCCAGAGGACGAATGGTCGTAGTGAATATCGGAGGCTGATATGCTATATATACTGATAACAATGTCGGAGATTTTGATATTATAAGTATCGACGGCAGGCAAATGGTGCGCTGACTTGGGAGCAGTCTTTATGATCGATCCCTGGGAAAATTGGAACATTGTGTTTTATTTTTTCTTTTTCGCATAATATACAGCCTCTCTTATAGAAAAGATTATAGGAGGATATGATTATGGGTATCAGAGGATTGAAATGGATTAAATGTAAGAACGGACAGAAACCAAATCGTGAGGTCGAACACAAAATACAAGACGAATCTCGCGTGAGGCAGATGGTTGAAACTGAATTGTATCTATTGAGTTGGGAGGTACGTAAAATCATGGATGACATGAGATTGGAAAGAACAGTATTAAGCAAGTTACATAAGGCTAGCTAATGCTGGTCTTTTTTTTTTCTTCATATTCGTCCACTCGCGTTAATTACATCGAATATTATAGAAACATATTAAATAAAATTACAATGGAGGATAAATATATGTTTAACGGTAAAGAGAGAAAGACTTTGTTGAAAGAGCTTGAAAGCAAGATTGAGGTATTACATTCGAACGTGATACTTATGGAACACGATTTTATGGCACTCAAAGATGGAGGTAGTGAATTATTTATTAAAGACTTTGAGTATCGTAAGGAAATGATTCGTAAGAATATGATCGACACGAATGTATTACTCACAAGACTGAAGGAACTGTAACAGGTTCTTTCTCTTTTTTTTCTTTTCGAACATAGTGAGAACAGGTGAAACTTTAGTTGAACGTTCGCGTAAAAATCATATCCTCTAATGAAACTAAAAGTTTAAGAAAATGGAGGATTGGAATATGAGCGAAACTAATAGAAATGGACAGATTATTGACTTCTTGAACAAATGGGATGAAATGCTTAAAGCGGCTAATGAAATCGAAGGATTTAAATGGGATTTCAAAGTCCGCATTACGAGTAATAATTCCCTGATTGAAGATAGAGTCAGAACTATCAATGGAATTAATGAATCGTTTAGTAGGAATCATATGACTTGGACGAGTAGTAACAACTAAAGAGGGCTTCGGCTTCTCTTTTATTTTATTTTGTAAGGAGTTGACACAAATTGCGTTATCACTATGAAAAACCAGATCTATATCATTCTATGTATGGTGAAAATTACGAATGCGATCATCCAGTTTACGATAGATGTACTTTATTCAAAATAGGTAAGAAAGGTTTAGCCGTAATTCAACAACGTTACGACCCAGAAACTAAAAATACATACTGGAACGAAATAGACCCCTGGCTTACTGACTCGATATATTTACATAAGAAATTTAAAGAATATTTTGATAAACGCTCAGGCGAATGCACGAATGGAATATATCCGACAGTTACGATTCGTCAATTAATGTGGAGCTTACGAATGAAACCAATATCTAAAGAACGTTGGGAGACTTGTTTCGATAGACGAGAAATTTGACGCGATGAAAACATACTCCTTTATGAAATATTAAATTAGGAGGTAACTTATATGAAGAAAGCATTATTATTTGTAACAGGAGCAGGTATTGGAGCAGTGACAGGATTTGTAGGAGCTGTAGTATGCTTACTCATTGGAGTTGCAGGAGAGGATAAAGTACTCTATGAAGACGACAAAATGAGAATTAGAGCAGCAACTGATAGTACTGAAGCTGAAACAGGTTTTGCCGTGGTTACATATAAAAAGCAAACAACAGAAACCAACGAATAATATTCGGGGATTGAGGATTCATTACGAGTCCTCTTTCTTTCTGCTCGAATCCCATGAGAACAGGTGAAACTTTAGTTGAGCATTCGCGAAAAATACAGGACCTATTATAGAAAATAACGGAAAATAAAATATGAAAGGAGAAAATTATCATGATGGAATTATTGAAAGTATTTGTTAACGTATGGTTTTTAGGCGGAGACATGTATAACAATAATGATTATGGTGTTAGATTCTAATAAGAATTTGGCGTTATTAATCGAAAAGGCGAGTCTTAACTAAGGCTCTTCCTTTTACTTTCCATCATGATTCGCGATATTTACACGCTCCTTTATGAAATAATATTTAAGGAGGATAAAATATGATTATGTTTATGATTTTATTATTAATAGCAGGAGTTATACTGGCAATGTTTAGTGTGGTGGCAATCTTACTAATCGAGCCAATTGTATGTTTCCTGATTATCTATGGAATCTACAGATTGATCAAATTTATTAGAAAGAAACATTAACGAGAGGGGCTTAGGCTTCTCTTTTCTATTTAAACGAAGTGAGAACAGGTGAAACTTTAGTTGAACATTCGCGACTAATACAGCCTCTTTTGTGAAGAGAAAAGGAGGTAATTAGACATGAAAATCATAATGAATATACTAGTGACGATATTGGCGTTAGGGTTATTAGGATTGGCGTTGATTATCGCGTGTATATGCGTATTAGCATTTTAAGATTATCGAATGGACAAATCGGATTGGGAGGATTGAATTATGATCCTCTTAGTCTTCATATTCGCGAAGAATACATACCCTTTAATGAAAGATAAATCAAAATAAAACTAATTTAGGAGGAATTTATTATGTTGGAAATGATTGTATTAGGATTAACAATCGTAATTGGAATGGTGTTAGCTAGTTTAGCAATGTTGGTGATAACATTCAAAATTATGCTTAGCAAGAAATGGATGTTATGGTTTGTTAAGAAATACATGAAAATGATTAATGAAATCACCGAAGAAGTGACAGAAGATTTATTAAAAGTTGAGGCTGAGTAAAACCAGTCTCTTTCTTTTTTCATCAAAACGGATTCGCGAAATTTACAACGGATATTATGAAAGAAAACTAATATTCGAAAGGGCAGTGAAGTTGGAGGGCCGAAGATTGTCGGTACCGCATCGGGCACGTCGCTGAGGTGAAAACCTGACAAATGAGCGTGAGCAAAATAACGGCGTCCTTCGAGTAGAACAATCCTAGAGTTTTCTTTTACTTTCGCGAAATTTACAAGCTCCATTATAGGAAATACTATAAAAGGAGGATAAAGGATATGGCATTTATGATTATACCAGCATTGGTTATGACATTATGTGTATACGAATCCGTAATGGGTTGTATTACAAATTTAAGATAGGGACAAATTATAAGTCTCTATTTTTCTTTTAATTCCATATTCGCGAAATTTACAAGTCCTTTTATGAGAGAAAGATAAGGTAACTATTACCTAGAATGATCGCATTTTAAGAGCTGAGAAAAATGGGAATTGGCGGTAGCTTCATTCGTATCATTCTCTTTTTGTTCTTCCTACTTCACAAATCCAACCGAAAGGTGTTGTCACAAATGAATGGCCTAGTTAATAGCGTCAAAATATTTGGTAAACGTAATGCATCAACAATTCTTACAGTGGTAGGAGGCGTTGGCGTGTTAATTACTTCTATCATGGCAGTGAAAGCGACACCTAAAGCTATGACGATATTAGAACAAGCGAAGGATGAGAAAGGTGAAGAGTTAACTAAATTTGAGAAATTCAAAATGGCGGGTCCTAGTTATATTCCAGCTACAATCGTAGGTATTGGGACGGTTACTTGTATATTCGGAGCTAACGTACTAAATAAACGTCAACAAGCAGCTCTAGTTAGTGCGTATACATTAGTAGATAGCTCCTACAAACAATATCGCCATAAATTAGTTGAATTATACGGTAAAGATACACATAATGAAATCGTGGACGCCATCGCCGTAGAAAAAGCTGAAGAAGTTGGGATTTATGCTGAAAGTCTATGTGCGAATACTTGTCTAACTGACGAAGAATCTTGCGGAGAACCAGTTTTGTTCTATGACGAATTCGGTGGAAGATATTTTGAGTCGACTATCGAACAAGTTATCGCGGCTGAGTATCATACAAATCGCAATTTTACACTACGTGGGTACGCAGTATTAAACGAACTATACGAATTTCTCGGTTTAGAACCTACTGATTATGGTAATACAGTTGGCTGGGCTGTAGATAGCGACCTATATTGGATCGATTTCAATCATAGGAAGACTGTACTTGAAGATGGACTCGAATGTTATATTCTAGAGTCTTACTGGTCTCCAAGTGCTGACTTTTTAGAATATTATTAATTACCGCACACAGGTGACAAAAATCGGTGATAAATTGTTAATGAATTCGCGGTGAAAACAAGCCGTATTATGAGAAAACTAATTTAGGAGGAATTTATAATGAAAAACTTTAAATTTAATGGCGGATTGTTTGGTTTTATTATGATTATTGGAGCTGCATTAGGCGCGGCTGCACAAGAAATGACCATGCAATCGATCGAGAAAAAACAAAAAGAACAGGATGAACGTATCGCTAAATTGGAAGGTAAAAACGTAGGGGAGTCTCAGTAATGAGGCTCTTTTATTTATTTTTATAAGGTTACACACATTAAGGAGGAGAATTAAAAATGAATATGTCAAACGTAACTAAAGTATTAAAAACAATCGGAACTGGATTAAATAAACACAAGCCAGCGATTCTTACAGGCATGGGTATTGCTGCGGGTGTAACATCCACAGTATTAGCAGTTAAAGCCACACCAGATGCTATGGAATCTATCAAAATGGCAGAAGAAGAAAAAGGCGAAAAATTGACTAAAATGGAAGTTGTAAAAGTAACTTGGAAACATTATATCCCAGCGATTGCTACAGGGGTTACAGCGGGTGTATGTGTTGTTGGTGCTAATGCTGTTCATAATAAACGTAGTGCCGCTTTAGCAACTGCATGTCAGATTTCTGCGACAGCCCTTAACGAATACAAAGAGAAAACTATCGAGACTGTAGGTGAAGAAGCCGAGAAACAGATTCGTGAGAAAATTGTTAAGGATAGAAAAGATAAAGTTGAGAAAAAAACAGCGAGTGAGAATCATACTGTATTCGTTTCGGAAGATGGCGAATATACAATTCGTGAACCTTATTCCAATCAGACTTTTAGATCATCCGAAGAAAAAGTAATAAAAATCATGAATAATCTCAACGGACGAATGATCGATGGAGCTGAAATGTATATGTCCGTAAATGAATTACTCGATGAATTCGGTTTGGACCATTACGAGTTGGGTGATGATATCGGATGGACCGTAAATGATCGAATTGATTTAATGATTGATGTAGAGAAATCAAAAACAGGCAAACCACGAGCTGTTATCAGATATTTGAACCCAGCAAAACATGATTTCAGAAAATTACACTAATTCGCGAAAAATACAAGAACTATTATGAGATATTATTAATCTAATTTTTATACAAAGAAAGGAATATAATTATGAAAAAAAATCAGGAAGTTGAAACAGTTAATGTAGAAACAGTTAATGTAGAAACAGCAGAGGTTGATAAAGCTGAAGTTGATAACATTGAACAGGAACCTAAGAAAGTTGGATTCTGGAAATCAAAAACAGGAAAAAACATTATTAGAGTTACTGTAGGTCTTATCGCATTCGGTTTGGGAGCTACTGCCGCTTCATACGTGAACAGTAAGAAGAATGGAACAGCTACTGACGAAACAGAAGATGATTATTCTGAAGACGTGGAAATTACAGAATTTTAAGATTCTCAACAAGAGGGATTTACCTGTAACAGGGTATTTCCCTTTTTAGTTTTCAAAAGTAACAAGGAGGCTTTATGTACGAGGAATACCACAGATATGAATACGAAGGACCTGTTATGGAATTTGGTATTTGTATCGCTAATAACTGGAAGGGAGAAACTGTAGCTCCAACCGAAAGAAAAGCAAGAAGTAACTTAGCGTATCAGTATAAAAAGAATAATAACAAATTATCTGATACGAGAATTACGTTACCAGGAAAAATTACCATGATTTATTAAAAGGAGAATGCTATGAAAAAAGAAACATTTGGAATTATTATGGGTGTTATTGGATTTGGATGTGCTATTTATACTGCTTATAAAGCGGACAAAATGTGCAAGAAAGTAGATAAGTCTATCGAGGATTTATCAGGCGATATTAAAGTCGACGTTAATGAAACTATTATCGAGAAAGCTGTAGATAAAGCAGTTGAAAGAGACGTTAAAGAAGCTATCGATGTTGCTACAAATAAGATCATTAAAGATATTCGTAATGATATTCATAAACAGGTTAAAGATGCCGTTGACGATTCTTACTCTGATATTCGTAAGTCTGTTTCCGACGAGTTAGCGAGAAAGGTGTCTGACATTAACATTAACCGTCTGAAAGAAGATGTGACTTATAAAGCCGAACAGAAAATCGTTGAGAAATTCGATGGTAATTTAGACGGTTTATTATCGAAGTTTAATAGTGATTTAGATAATGTATCTAAAATCTATAATTCTATCGCCACAAACATTACTCGAAGTTATGGACAAAACAACAATAGCGGTATGACATTCAAAATCAATTAATTCGACTTGAGAGGAGTGACTAAACAATGGCAGAGTATCCATCTAATTCTCACCGCAGTAAAACAGAGGCTGCGGAAAGAGAAAAGAGAGTAGAAAAAGTAGTAAAAGGTAAAGCGAGCACTAGTAAAAACAACGGACGTAAATTCACGAATATATTTGTATCTGAGGATGCATCCAGTGTTAAGAAATATGTTATCGAGGATGTGTTGATTCCAACTGCCAAAGATACTATTGCGAATATCGTAAAGAACGTTATTGATATTATCTTATTCGGTGAATCGCAGGGCAATAGATCGCGTTCTAAGAGTAAGGTATCTTATCGCAGCTATTACGATGATGAGAAAGAAAAAAGTCGTGCCACAACTTCCAGTCGTTCAAGATTCGATTACGATGACATCAAATTCGAAACAAGAGCCGAAGCAGAAGAAGTTCGTGACCAAATGGATAACGTAATCGAAACATACGGTCATGTAACTGTTGCTGATATGTACGATATGGCCGATTTAACAGCACCATACACAGCGAACGATTACGGTTGGAAATCTGTAGTTAACGCTGATATTGTTCGAGCTCGTGATGGCGGATGGATTTTAAAATTACCTAACGCAAGACCTATTAACTAATTAGCGAATGACAGAAAGATAGAGGAATAAATATATGTCATTACTGTATGAAAAAATAAAAGAAATTCACTATTATAAACTACTAGATGATCGTATTAAAGTATCTCACGGTGATTTATTAGGCAATCCGCATACTATCAGTCGATATTTTCAAGATGAAAACGGATGTATAAAAGTCGCAAGCGAACCTGGCAAAGTATTTTACCGCGCTGTGTGGTTTGAGGAATCAAATTTAGAAGAAGCGAAAATAGCACTACTCGAATATCTTTCTGACCAGCGAGAAGAATTATCGACGAAATTAGAAAGTTTAGTTCGTTTAGTAAATATCGTCGAACAGACAGAATAAAAACCTTACAAAGGATGTGCGTTACGATGATGTTAATGACCAAAGAGTTAGAGAAAACATTCGAGAAATATCCTATCGGTTCGCAAGAAGGAAAAATGGAAGACGCTGAAGTAGTAGTCAAGTATTTCAATCCATGTGGAGCTGGTACTTGGCTTATTACAGAAGGCGAGAAACAATCAGACGGTGACTGGTTATTATTTGGTTACTGTCATATTTTCGAATGGGAATGGGGTTACGTGATGCTTTCTGAACTAGAGAGTGTGCGTCTACCTTTTGGTTTAAAAATCGAACGCGAAATGTATGTAACAGGTGGTAAGGTAAGAGATTATATTGATTAACTGTATGTCATATATGAAAGGAGAAATTAATGCTATGCGTAAAACAAATAAATATAATCCAGGATATTCAGATCCAATTTTCGAATCGTTAGAAGAAGCCAAGAATGTTTTAAATCAAATGCATGAAATCATTAATGAATATGGGTTTGTGACCATTGCTGACATGTATGATTTGGCTGACTTAACTGCACCATATACGGCGAGTAAATACTGTTGGGATGATTTGAGTGGATTTAAGATATTGTCTAACTATATCAATCAACACTATATTCTAAGAACTAATGAACGTACGCTAAAATCAACCGATGATGTATGTAAAGCGGCAGACATGTTGTACGAGAAATTGTATGAGAAAAAAGAAACACCTCCAGCATGGGTCTGTGAAGTTAGACTCAATCTCGAAGAAGTTATCGAGGATTTAATCAAACACGGATATCATTACTCAGATCCAATCGTGGTTAAATTGCGTGAAACTTACGAATTACTCAACAAATAGAAAGGAAAATGTTATGGAAGATAAAGCAAGAAAAGTCGGACAAGCTGTTGGAACGTTATTCGCTTATATTGTAGCTGGATGTATTTCTGCAACTGCGGTAGCTTTAACGGTTAAATTTATCATGTGGTTATTCTAGGAGGTAATAAATGAGCGATAGAATCAACATGACAGTAAAAGATTTGAGAGATATTTTAAAAGAGTTACCTGATGACATGGACGTAATTATTCCAGTTGTTGATGAAGACGATGCAAATTATATCGTATCTTTCAGACATGTCCGTACAGCTGGAATTCTTAAACATCATTATGTACCAGAGCCAGCGTTATGTATCAGTACCTCCGCGGACGGAGTTGATATGCATACATTGATCAAACTGTTTAATGGTGACGTTACGTGTGAGAAAGTATTATTTTGAGGTGATGCGATGACAAATGAAAGATTCAAAGAATTACTCGAAGAATTAGATGGTAATAGTGTTAAAACTTTAGCTGAGAAAAATGCTAGATATTCCGCAGACAGTGGTGACGCATTACACAATTTCAAAGAGGGTGCCGAGATTGCAGGTGGTACTCCGGCTCAGGCTTGTTGGGGTTATATGACCAAACATCTTGTAGCCCTCCGAGACAAAGTAGAACGAAACGATTTCTCTGACAAGGAAGACTTCTTAGAAAAATGCCAAGATACGATTAATTATATTCGTTTCTTATGGTGTATTGGGAATGAAGGTGGAACTATCGAGCATAACTGCAAAAATATTAAAATGACAGTTACTGATAAATGCGGAAAAACTTCTACGTTAGAAACGAAAGATGCGGGTGATATCTCAGTAACGGTTAGTGAGAAAGACGACCGTGATCCAATCGTTCTTAATATTTACGAACGTATATCTGACAGAAAATTAGCCAATATCTAAAATCTGCCAAACCGATAATTGAAGATATCAACGGTTTTGAATTTACCGTTACGTATACTTCGTCCGTCGGACAAATAAAAAATGCATACCCACGAGACAAATATTATTACGAGATTATCTAAAAAAAAAAGGAGAATGCCATGTATTATAAATTAGAAAGTGTTAATGGAGTCCTCAATAGAGTCCTCATTATACCGAATACAAAAGATTTAACATTTATCATTCTCGGAAAATCTGGACCTACAGGTAAAACTTGGCTATGTAATGAACTTAGAGCACGTGGGTTAAATGCTATTGAAATAAGCGAACAGATATGTTCATTCGTTGGCTATAAGACTTATAACAACGAAAATTATATTACTACAATCGGACGCGATAACCAGGTAGTAATAGTTTTAAATAAAAGACTTAAATAAAAAGGAGAGAACAATCATGACAAAAGTAGAATTAATGAATAAAGCAAGTAGAGCTATGCATAAAGTAGCTTTCAAATTTAAAAAACACAGCCCTGAAATTATGATTGTGACAGGTGTTGTTGGTGTTGTAACAAGTGCGGTAATGGCTTGTAAAGCTACTACTAAACTTAGTGAAATTATGGAAGAAGCAAATAATCAGATTGACGAAATCAAATACGCGATGGAACATCCTGAAACCGTGCCAGCAACTTCCAAAGGAGAATATACAGAAGAAGCTGGTAAGCATGATTTGACTATCACTTATGCGAAAACAGGATTTGAATTGTTTAAACTCTACGCTCCAGCTGTAGGTGTAGGCATTGCTTCTATTACTATGATTCTTGCAGGTCACAATATTACTCGTAAGCGTTTGGCGGTTTCTACAGCAGCTTATACAGCACTCGATACAGCATTCAAAGATTATCGTGGACGTTTGATCGAACGATTCGGTAAAGATTTGGACAAAGAATTACGATACAACTTAAAAACAAAAGAAGTAGAAGAAGTAATCGTGAATGAAGATGGCTCTGAGACTATCGTTAAGAAAACAGTCGAGGAAGTTGACAATCCATTGGCATTGTACAGCGATTATGCTAAATTCTTTGACGCTAGCTGCCCAGATTTCGAAAAAGACCCAGAACTTAACTTTATGTTCTTACGTGCTCAGGAACGTTATGCGAATGAACAGTTAAAACGTAAAGGTTATATGTTTTTGAATGATGTATACGAATTAGTTGGTATTCCACGTACAAAAGCAGGGCAGTTCGTTGGTTGGATTTACGACGATAAAAATCCAGAACATGACGGTGATAATTTCATCGATTTCGGTATTACAGACAGAACTAAAGAAGGTAGTCGTTTGTTTGTTAACGGTCGCGAAAGTGTTATTCTGTTAGACTTCAACGTTGACGGACCTATCGTTGATTTAATCTGAAATGTAGGACTCGATAATTGTTTTTCAGGGAATATTTATCGAGATATGTTTGATTTTCCAGACTTATTTCCACTCGGTATATATGGTCTAGAAGGAGAATCATACTTGGATGGAGGTTATTAAATGACAGGAAAGGAATTAATCTTCTATATTTTAAACAACAATTTGACGAACATACCAGTATTTATGGATAATAGAATATTAGGTTTGTTAACAATAGAACAAGCAGCTATTAAGCGAAATGTCGGTACAGCCACAATCACAGCATATATCATGATGAAACGTGTTGATTTTATTACAGTCAACGGTATGACATTCATTATCGATAACGATAGATTGAAAAATGCTTGAGAGGTGATATAGTGATGGATAATAAACTCCCAAAAATAACTTATGCATTTGTAACACTTGCTGGGGTTTGTTTCGTAAGTGGACTTGCCATATTAACTAAATAAAAACAAAGGGAGTTGGGTTCTTATGAATCGGTTAGAAGGGATCATGGCGTCACTCGAATATTTATTAGGCAATAAACGTAAGCGTCATATTATGGGAGGTGTTCTTATGAGTACCTCTCTTTTGTTTGCGGGTTTAGCTATCACTATTATTACGTTAAAATTAGAAGAAAGGGAAATGGAAAGCGAAGATGAAGATGAATCATTTATTGAATAAAAGTATTATATTCGCTGTTGGGGCCGCTATCGGCTCCGCAGTTACTTGGGCGATTGTAAAAAACAAATACAAAAAACTTGCTCAGGAAGATATTGAAGCTGTCAGAGAGTTTTATAAAGATAAATATAAGAACTGTACTGGCGGAACAGAAGAATTAAAAGAAGAAACTGAAGACGCTGAAGATGAAGATGAAGAAATCGATGATAGTGATATTCCAGACGAGTATTACGAATCTTATAAATCAGTGTTAAAATCAAATAAATACAGTCCAGAAGAGGAGGATGATGAGGAAATGGATAAATTCGAGGTGCTTTCACCAGAAGAATATGAAGAATGTGATTACCCTACGATTTCATTGACATATTACAAAGACGGGATTCTAACTAACGACAGAGGTAAAATTATTAGAAATGTAGATGAAGTTGTTGGTAAAGGGTCTCTTGGTAGATTTGGAGAATATGAAGAAGATAGTGTATTCGTAGCAGACCATGACTTACGAGTTGTATACGAAATTCTTAGAGACTACGATAACTTCCTGGAGCGTGATTAATGGGAAATAAAAGTTTAGAGCAACAATATTTCGATTGGCTGTATAAAACCGTATGCGAGGGACGATATTCGAAAGAGCGTACTTATCGAAAATTATTTACTGCTCTACACGATATCGACTTCACATATATTATTCCAAATGACAGCAATCGAGCAGATGACGGTAAGCAGCTTCGACGTCGTTTTGCTATTGATATTCTTAACGATGAGGAAGCAGAACATAAAATACTAGGACCATGTAGCGTACTCGAAATGATGATAGCTCTTGCTATTAGATGTGAAACTATTATGGATGATCCTGAGTATGGCGATAGAACGAAACAATGGTTCTGGCAGATGATTACTAATCTAGAACTCGGTGGGCTACACGATGATAGTTTTGATATTCATTATGTAGAAAGCACTATAGCTAGATTTCTTAATCGTGATATCGAACCGGATGGGCGTGGCGGATTATTTATCGTCAAGAACTGTGAACAGGATTTACGAGATATGGAAATATGGAATCAATTAATGAGATGGCTAGATAACGTCTATTAAACTAATTAGGAGCTGAGAAAAATGAAAGGGGAATAAAAACGTGCTTGACTTTTTAATAATTTCAACACGTCCTACGAGAAATGGCATCGAGATTTACCCAAACTGGCGAATGTATCCCAAAAGTAAAGACCTTATGATTCGAGGTGGGGATTTCTACGCGGTTTGGGTTGAAGAACTTGGACTTTGGTCTACGAATGAAGATGATGTTTTTAAACTCGTGGACCGTGAGTTAGACAGATATGTGAATGAACACACAGACAAATTCGATGGACATCCTAGAATTTTGTATATGTGGGATTCTCAATCCGGTATGGTTGATTCGTTTCATAAGTATTGTCAAAAACAGATGAGAGATTCTTATGAAGTATTAGATGAGGAATTGATATTTTCTAATACTGAAACAAAACGAGAAAACTATGCCAGTAAAAAACTTGAATATCCTCTCGAAGTAGGGAGTATCACAGCGTACGATAAGCTTATTGGTACTTTATATTCTCCAGAGGAAAGACATAAACTCGAATGGGCTATCGGAGCTATCGTATCAGGAGATTCGAGATACATTCAGAAGTTTATGGTATTGTATGGTGCAGCCGGAACAGGTAAATCTACAATTTTAAATATTATTCAGAAACTTTTTAACGGTTATTATGCGGTGTTCGATGCTAAGGCGTTGGGCTCGTCTAATAACCGTTTTGCTTTGGGTGCATTTTCGAATAACCCATTAGTGGCGATTCAGCATGACGGTGATTTGTCCAGAATTGAAGACAACACGATTCTTAACTCGTTAGTATCTCACGAAGAAATGCCTGTAGATGAGAAATTCAAGAGACCGTATGTAACTCGATTCAAATGTTTCTTATTTATGGGTACGAATAAACACGTAAAGATTACTGACGGTAAATCTGGTTTGTTGAGACGTCTGATTGATGTTTCTCCTACTGGAAATAAAGTTAGTCCTGAAGAATACGAAAGATTGATCGGACAGGTTGATTTTGAGTTAGGTGCTATCGCTCAGCATTGTTTGGACGTTTATAATGATGATCCAGATTTCTATGACGATTATATTCCAACATCAATGATTGAAGCCTCTAACGATTTTCATAACTTCATTATCGATTCGTATGATGTTTTTAAGAAAGAAGATGGAACAACACTTAAAGCTGCATGGGAAATGTATAAAACCTATTGTGAAGAAGCTAGAGTACCTTATCCGTTTTCTAAGAGAAACTTTCAGGAGGAATTGAAGAACTATTTTAAGAATTTCGATAGAACATACGAAGATGAAAACGGTAATACTCTGAGACAGTATTATAGCGTGTTCAATATGAAGTTATTGAGGGAGTTCGAGAAAGAGGTAGTTTATAGCGATAAGAAAGAAGAACCTAAACAAATCGAGAAAAAGAAGAGTTGGTTGGAGTTTAATTGTACAACTTCACTATTCGATGAGGAGTATAAAGATTGCCCTGCTCAATATGCTAATTCAGCTGGAACGCCTAATAAAAAATGGGAAGATGTTAAAACAACGTTAGGAATGCTCGATACAAGTAAAGTTCACTATGTAAAAGTCCCTGAAGTTCATATCGTAGCGGATTTTGATCTCAAGGATGAAACTGGTGAGAAATCATTCGAGTTGAACTACGAAGCGGCTAGTAAATGGCCCGCTACATATGCCGAACTAAGTAAAAGTGGTGCGGGTATTCATTTACATTATATTTATACTGGCGATGTATCGCAGCTCAGTAGAATTTACGATGATGATATTGAAATCAAAGTATTCACGGGCGGTAGTTCGCTGAGACGTAGATTAAGTAAATGTAATGATATTCCGATTGCTACTATTAGTTCTGGTTTACCTTTAAAGGAGGTGAAAGGAAATATGATGAATTTTGATGGCATTCAGAGTGAGAAAGCTTTACGTACTCTCCTCAAACGCCATTTGAATAAAGAAATTATGGGATTTACAAAACCCAGCGTTGATATGATTTACAAGATTTTAAATGAAGCATACGAAAGTGGCGTTGGGTATGATGTTAGCGACTTACAGGATGCTGTTTATGCTTTGGCTATGAGTAGTTCGAATCAGGCTAACGCTTGTATCAAAATGGTTAATCAGATGAAGTTTAAGTCTGAAGAGGCTAATGAGACGATAAATGATAGTGGAGATGATAGATTGATATTTTATGACGTGGAAGTGTTTCCTAATTTGTTCTTGGTTAACTGGAAAGTCCAAGGTGAAGGAAAGAAAGTTGTTCGTATGATCAACCCAAAACCACATGAGATTGAGGAATTGATTAAACATAAGCTTGTGGGCTTTAACAATTTAAATTATGACAATCATATGATTTATGGCTGTTTAATGGGATATTCAAACGAAGAATTATACAGATTGTCGCAACGTTTGGTTAGTAACGATAAAGAGTTACAAAGAAATTCAAAATTCAGCGAGGCATATAACTTATCGTATACAGATGTTTATGATTTTTCAGCTAAGAAACAAAGTTTAAAGAAATGGGAAATTGAACTTGGTATAAAACATCATGAATTAGGACTTGATTGGGATAAACCAGTACCGGAAGAAATGTGGGAAAAAGTAGCCGAATATTGTGACTCAGACGTTGTGGCAACGGAAGCTGTATTTAACAATAGACATGCTGACTGGGTGACTAGACAAATTTTAGCCAAATTATCCGGGTTAACGGTAAACGAAACTAATCGTAGACATATCAATAGATATATTTTTGGTACAAACAGAAAACCTGAGTTGCTATATACAGATTTAGCTACAGGTGAACAATTCCCAGGGAGGTGAGTAAATGTTTTTTGAAGATGAGAATGATAGATATCAATATTTTCCACCACAATACGTTTTCGGCGACGATTGTTATATACCGGATGAATATATGGAAGAAAAATGGTGGTATATGGATAATAATGACCCAAACTATATGATAAGTAATTACGGCAGAGTCTATTCGACTAAAACACGTCGATTCGTGAAGCCTAAAAAAATGGATAGAGAAGGCCATTTAGGAGTAGGATTATGTCGTGACGGTAAACGATTCTATAGATATTTACATAGATTAATAGCAGAAGTCTTTATTCCTAATCCACATAATTATCCGATAGTACGACATCTTGACGATAATAAAGAAAATAATGATATTGAAAATTTAGCTTGGGGAACACAAAAAGATAATATGCGTGATGCTGTTCGTAATGGGCGTAACCACAGGTTTACTGCCGAAGATAGAGAAAAAAATCTCGAAATACAGAGAATTCCCATCAGAGCGATCAATTTGGATACTGGTGAAGAAATAGTATTTAGAAGTCAATCGGAAGCTGCTAGAGAATTAGGTATTTATCAAGCAAATATTTGGAAAGTTCTTAATGGACAGCGTAATAAAACATGCGGATATTATTTCGAGTATTTAGAAAAACGAGGTGTGTGAGATGAGTGAATATGTTAACGCATTTCCAGGCTACGAATTTAAATATGTAGAAGGATTTAAGACCAAACAGAATATGTATCGTGGAACTAACTTAGGGTTCGGTGGATACGTATATTATGAAGAAGGCGCATATAGAAACGTTGCACTTCTTGATGTTCAATCCCTTCACCCAGCTTCAATTATCTCTCTGAACAAATTTGGTAAATATACCGACAAATATCGAGAATTGCGTGATTTGAGAATTGCAATCAAAGAGCATGATCTCGATAGAGCTAGAAAGATGATGGGGGGAGCTTTAGCGGATTTTCTGAATAACGAGGAGGAAGCCGACCAATTAGCACAAGCCGCCAAATTGATATTAAATTCGACCTATGGCTTTTGTTCAGCAACATTCGAAAACCCTTTTAAAGATTCGAGAGATTCAAATAATATCGTAGCCCTGAAAGGCGCGCTGATGATGCGAACATTACAAGATGAGGTTCAAAAAAGAGGGTTTACTGTAGCTCACATCAAGACCGATAGTATAAAGATACCAGATGCTACTCCAGAAATCGTAGAATTTGTTATGGAATTCGCTAAACCTTATGGATACGTTTTCGAATTCGAAGCATTATACGACCGAATGTGTTTAGTTAATGGTAGTACTTATATCGCTAAGTATGCATCTCCAGAAACTTGTGAAAAAATTCACGGAAGAGTCCCTAAAGATAATAGAAAACATCCTAATGAATGGACAGCTACAGCCAAACAATTTCAAGTGCCATATGTATTTAAAACATTATTTAGCAAAGAACCAATCGAATTTAACGATTTATGTGAGACGTTCGAAGTTAAAGCTGGTGTTCTGAATCTGGATATGAACGAAAATCTAACTGACGTATCGGTGTATGAAACTGAGTATGAAAAATTAGAGGACAAATATAAAAAGGGTCAATTATCCGATACAACTTTCGAAAGCGAATGTCAAAGATTGAATGACTTAATCGCTGAAGGACATAATTATCGTTTTATCGGTAGGGTAGGTAGATTCTGTCCTGTACTACCTGGTAGTAATGGTGGGGTTCTGTATCGTAAACAGAATAATAAATATTATGCTGCTACCGGTTCAAAAGGATTTAGATGGTTGGAAGCGGAGACTGTAGATTTATTAGATAAAAAAGATCAAATCGATAAATCGTATTATCATAAATTGGTAGATGATGCTGTCGAAGCTATCTCTAAATATTGTGATTTTGAACAATTTGTCTCCGATGACCCTTACATACCAGAACCAAAAGAACCAGTATACGATTGGATGAACATTCCAGAAGATGCACCAGAGGAGTTACCATTCGACTAATGACATTACAAGACAAAATCGACAGATTACAACGAATAATAATTTTACATTCTTATATTTACTACGAACTTAACGATAACGTAATCTCAGATCGAGAGTATGACCTTAAATCAAAAGAACTAGTTAAATATAAGAATGACTATCCAGATTTATGGAGGAACTCCGAGTATTATAAACAATTTGGAGACGATTATAACGGGTCAACTGGCTTCTCGTTATATCGTGATTTGAATAAACATCAACAAGCCATTATACGCTGCATAGCGAATTACAGACATCAATAAAGGAGATTATATTTATGAAAATGACATTTGGACCAAGAGACAGAGTAGAAATCGATGACGCTAGAATTTGTCGTAGACATTTCGGAGGACGTGACGACGGTAGATATAACGCGGAGGGAGATCATAACTTTACTCTGATTATTCCTAATATGGAAATGGCTGACGCACTTATGGAACGCGGATACGCTGTATCTGTCAAACCACCGCAGGACGAATATGACGAGCCGTTCATAACTTTGAAAGTAAAAATATATGCAAATAAAGAAACCGGGGATGTCGAATTCGACACTATCGTTAAATCCAGAGGTAATATTCAGCGCCTTACAAACGTTGATGAATTTGATATGCTCGACAGAATCGAATTTGCTAAGGTAGACCTGGATATTAAACCTCGTGACTGGACATACGGTAAGAGAAGCGGACGTACAGCACTTCTTGACGGTATTTGGGTAGAACAGAACGTTAACAGATTTCAGCGTAGACTTGCTGAAGAAGAGTATCCAGAGGAGTAATTATGAGAAGATTTATTGTATATTTAGTTCGTAAGAGATTAGGAGTTAAGAAGTTCCAGAACTTTAGATTCACTAATCAGAAAGATAAAGCCGTGTATTACTTCACCAACTACGAATTAAAGAAAGTCGAATATATTGGCGAGGGTGACAATATGCAGGAACGAGTTTCCTATTCAAACGCGAGTCTTAATTGGCTTATTAACGATGACTGCAAAGTCGAAATCGTAGAATCAACTCGCGAGTAAAACACGTTATATTATGAGAGATAACTAAATATCTGGAGGGATTGTCATGAACAAAAATATGTTTAAAGAAATGATTGATCATCCGATTGCAACATTCTTTGTAGTAGGAGTGTTGGTGGATGGAGTATCAATTCTGGCGCATAACTTAGCGAATGTATTCCGAAAGTAGTTTGGTTATTATGAAAGGGCTCGGCTTAAACGCTGGGTCCTTTCTTTTTAATTTTGAGCTATGTGATAAATTGCGTAGCGTTATTTTAGTAGCATTCTTCTCCGACACTTAGCCATTGGACAAAACTAACGTAAAGGGCGTGTCCACCATGAGAGTAGTCAAATATCGTACCAAACTTACTGAGGATCAAAAAGCTGTATTAGAAAAAGAGATTAGTGTTAACTGTCCTGAAGTGAACAGAAAAATGAATAGTCCGGAAGCAGCTGTTGGATTAGGTAAGTATTATCTAAAAATGCAGGAACAGACAGAGGAATACCTTTACATGCTTTGTCTGAATGTGAAATTAGAAATGACTGGCGTATTCGAATTGTCTCATGGAAATGTTAATAGTTCGATTGTAAGTGTTAGAGAAATGTTTCAAAAGGCACTACTCGCAAATGCTGTATCGATTATAGTAATGCACAACCATCCGAGTGGTGACCCAACTCCTAGCCGAGAAGATATTCAAGTGACTAGAAGAATGAAAGATGCTGGAGAATTATTAGGTGTTCAGGTTTTGGACCATATCATTATCGGTCGACCTGGATACACAAGTTTGAAAGAGAAAGGATATTTGTAGGGTAAGATTTATGAAATTGTTTGTTACGAAAAAGAAATTAATTAAACATTTAGCAGAAGAATTGGCATATTTACAGATTAGAGCTGACTGGTGGTATTACTGTTTCCCAAACGATGTGGTAGATAAGGAAAACAATATAACAAAACAGGATATGTCATCTAGTGCGTTAGATCTAGTTACAGAAGTAAGAAACATTGCAAAACGTTTGGATATTCTGAAAGAAGTATATGAAGAGGCTTACAAAACTTCACGAAAATGCAGTAAACGAACTTAAATCACTATTCGATTCGTATGTTAATGCTGGGTTCACGAGATTAGAAGCTTTACATTTAGCGTCGACTATGTTATCCAGTGCTGTGAAAAATGTTAATTAAGAAAGGAATAAAAATATGGGAATTTGGCAGGTTATTTGGTTAGGATTAATGATGCTATCTTTAGGGATTAATTTGGCCCATCACGGTAGACCGAAGACAGGTAAAGATAATTTCTGGTATGCGCTTGTTGGTTTTGGTATACATTTCGTGATTTTATATTATGGCGGATTCTTTAGATAGGAGGTGCTTATGACTTATACAACATGGGATGAAATGCTTAAAGCGGCTGTCGACATCGAATGTATTACCGGTATGACTTTACCGGAATTACGAAATAAATTCGCGGCGGGTTATACATTACAGGCACCAAAAGTAAAATACGGATTGTGTCCAGAACATGAAAGCGATTTGGAACTCCTTCCCAGATGAAGATAAACCCGAGTGGCTAACTTGGGATGAATTATTAGAGTACGAGAGGGAAATGACATGAAACGAAAAGTAGATATGATCGAAAATGAAATTGCGAGAATGAGAGATTCGTTGGAAGAAGAGACATACGGACTTAATCGATACGATCCTGAGTATGATATTTGTATGGCTAAGATAACTCTCTGCGAACAATTTCTGAGTTATATCGATAGTTTAGGTAGGAGAAAGTGATTATGGCACGAGAAGATAGACGAGCTTTAAATGTAGGAGAATTAATCGAGGAGTTACAGAAGTACCCGAAAGATATGATTGTGGCTAAAGCGCCGTATTTACCTATTTGGGGTGTAAAAACGGACAGATTCTTGGTAGATCATAGGGATTTAGGTGGAGATTGTGATAAAGAAGTTGATGTCGTGGTAGTTTGGTAGGAAGGAGATAAAATATGATTCCGAAACAGTTTACAAAAGAATTTATGGCATATGTCGAAGAAATGCTCAGTTCAAACGATCAAAAACTGACTGGTGATATCACTAGCGGTTATAGATATGGCGAACCGACACGATTAACTATTAAAAAAGTTATATTTAACAACCCAGCTACAATTATTTTATGGAGTGATAAAACTAAAACCGTAGTAAAAAACGATGACCGAGAATGTTTTGATCCAGAAAAAGGAATGGCTATGGCTATTTGCAAGAAAGTAATGGGCAACAAAGGTAACTATTATAATGAGTTTAAGAAGTGGGTTGATACGAGTGGAAAGTAAAAAGAAACCCGATTTTCTCTATCCACACCAAAAAGACGCACTTACTCGAATGTTTAACGGTTGTATACTGAATGGCGGCACCGGAAGTGGCAAGAGTCGAACTGGTTTATATTACTATTTCGAAAAAAATGGAGGCAGTATAGACCCGGACTATAAACCTATGAAATATAGACCGCCGGATATGTATATCATAACAACAGCTAAAAAGAGGAATGATATGGAGTGGGAACAAGAATTATCACATTTTCGTATATCTTCTGATTTCAAACTTAACGGGTTATACGGCAATCATGTTGTTATCGACAGTTGGCAAAATATTAAGAAATACGTAAATGTTACCGGGGCTCAATTTATATTCGATGAGGATAAAGTTTGCGGTAATGGTGTATGGGTTAAGAGTTTCCTCAAAATAGCTAGAAACAATGAATGGATTATTCTAAGTGCCACGGCTGGAGATAAGTGGGAAGATTTCATACCAGTATTTATTGCTAATGGCTTCTACAAAAACAGAACAGAATTCAGCAATGAGCATTTGGTATATTCTAGATTCGCTAAATACCCCCAAGTGACTGGATATATGAACGAAGGTAGATTAATACGATTACGAAATAAAATCCTTATTGATATGGACTTTGAACGACATACTGTCCAGCATCATGAGGATATTTTTGTGCGCTACGATACAAGTAAGTATAGACAAGCTATTCGTGATAGATGGGACCCTTATAGAAACGAACCGATACAACAAGCTTCCGGATTATGTCATGTTTTACGACGAATAGTGAACTCTGATGAATCTCGTCAAGTAGCATTATTAGAATTACTGGACGATCATCCAAAAGCTATAATCTTCTACAACCACGATTTCGAGCTTGATATTTTGTTGAATCTTGCGTATCCCGAAGGAACTGTTGTAGCGCAGTATAACGGTCACAAACACGAAAAAATACCCGATAGCGATCGATGGGTATACTTGACTCAATATACTGCGGGTTGTGAAGGATGGAATAACACTGATACGGACACAATTATATTTTATAGTCAGAATTATTCGTATAAAGTTATGATTCAAGCTGCGGGTAGAATCGATAGATTAAATACCAAATTCAAAGATTTATATTATTATCATTTACGCTCACGCTCGGGTATTGATTTGGCGATTACGAAAGCTCTTAATAACAAAAAGAAATTCAACGAATCACGATGGTGCAAATGGAATAAATAAATCCGCGAAAAATTCATAGTCCTTTATAGAAAAATAAAATCTATAGGAGGATTATACATGAACGAATTATTATCAAAAATTAATGACATTGGGATGGAATTGACTCGCTTGTACGATGAGATCGGAGAAATGGAAGAAGAGCGTAGATTCATTTATAGAAACTATGAATTCAGCTATAAGAAGAATCGAGAGACTTATGAAAGATATTGGAACTTAGATAAAGCTATCGATCGTAAAAAAGAATTAGTTGAATATCTGAAACACAAAAGAGAACTACTTCGATGTTCATATAGAAGATCACGCGTAGGTTATGAGTATTATAATCCATTATCCGAAACGGATATTCGAGATATCATTCATGCGGATGGATCTATTATTGGATTTAAATTATAAGACTAAGAGTCTGAGCAGAAATGCTTGGGCTCTTTTCTTTATATTTCCAGGAGGTGAGTACAATGACAAAAGTAATCGCTGTTGGAAAGTGTATTCGTGGAAAAGTGATATTTACTAAAATTGTGGAGGTGGGTCGTCATGAATCGTAAGTTATATCTTGCTATGACTCGTACGAAAGAATGTCTCGAAAGATTACGTGTTATGTATGTTCAAATAGGCGAGACGTGTTATCGCAACAATGACTTTGCTGGACGTGATTATTGGAATGAACGATTCTTTCAGTTAGGTTTAGAAATCGAGAAAATTGATATGGATCTTCGAAAACTAAAAGAAGAGAGTGAATCCTAATGAGAAAACATACGGATCAATGGTATCACAATCGATTGAAAAGATATTTTGACGATTATTATAAACCGTACGAAGAAACAGCCGAATGGTATGTAAACCCAGCGAATAACAAGTGGAAATTCAGAATACCAGAACTCAAGCTGATTATTACTCTTACTTGTAATACTAAAGGAACTGTAACAGAATCTCGAACAAAATATTAATGAGAGGATTTGATATTTATGCGTAACTCTAAAGTGTTAGAGATGCTAGAATCGAATCGTATTGAAGAACTAAAAACCATGCTCCAAGATGAAATTTATGAAGAGTCTTTAAAAAGTAAACTGGGAGCGAAGAAACGTTACACAGCTATGAAAAAGTATTTCAAGTACCATAGCCCAGTTCGAGAATGTTTACAAAAACCTTGTTGGATTACATTCGATGGTAAGGAATATATCTCTTTCACAAATTCTTGGTCATTGATATTTACTACTGAGGAATGCGGAGAAATTGAGATGTTCGAGGATAAAGAGCGTTATCCTGATGTATCTCGATTGATGCATACCAGCGGAGAAGAGCGAATGATTGATATTCATAAAGTAATAGCAGAAGCAAAGAGTATAGGATACAAATTGACCAAATCCGAAGTGACTTTTAACTATAAATATTTGATGTTATACGATGGAACTTACTTTAAGATTGGCTTGCTCGATTCATCTTACGCTATTATTGACGACGGTAAACCAGCTGTTGCTTATCACGAATCAGGTTCACGCAGACCACTCACAATTAAGAATGATATTGGTTATTGTATGCTCATGCCTGTGAAATACGATGGAGACCCAGAAGAGAACGGAATTGTAGTTATAAAAGTCGATTGAAAGGATTGATATTCTTGGATTTAGCATTAATATTACTTTTCGCAAGTTGTGTAATAGGTATCGCTTTATTATTACTTAATTGAAAGGAGACGAAAATGCAGGTTAGAAACATCGATGAAGTATGCGAAGAAGCTATCGAATATTTAGACTCAGCCCATGAACGAGGTCAAAAAATCTCGCCGTGGGATATTCGAGGTTACTTTGTGGAGATTAGAAATCTATATTTGTCAGGTGAAGATGATTTGAAATAGGAGAAAATTATGGGAGTTGTAAAATGTGAAAGTTTAGAAACTTATCGTCAAACAGCTATAACTACCGCTAAAGAATTATTCTATGGCGAAAAAGTAATCAAAGCTATTAAAGAAGCTAAAACTGAAGGTGAAATTGTCAGAATTATGAGAACAGCAAGACAACGTAAAAATTAAAGGAGCTGTTAATAATGAGATACGTCGATTATGTTTATGATATTATTCGATTAGACATGGACGGTTTAGATGCTGTCTATAAAGATTATATTCTACGAGAGGTTGGAACTTATGGGTTTAACGCTTTGTATGAACATAAATTAATCGAATCTTGTGGTGTTGTAAACGGAAGACAGTTGTATGCTTTAGTGGAAAAGAAATGAATAGTTGAAATATTGGGCTGGCATCTTCGCGGTGCTGGCCTTTTATTTATATTTTTACATATTAAGAAAGGAATAGAATTATGGGAAAGAAATACGAATTTACAGGGGAAACAACAAAGTTATTTTGGAATAACATTACACAGAATCAAAGCTGTTGTAAAAATTGAGCTTAGCTGGAAAACTGTTGAAATCGGTGAGCTTGGAGGATGGATCGAGAAAGAAACCAACTTATCACATGAGGGTAATGCTTGGGTCTGTGGTAATGCTAAGGTCTATGGTAATGCTTGGGTCTATGGTAATGCTGAGGTCTGTGGCAATGCTAGGGTCTATGGTAATGCTGAGGTCTGTGGCAATGCTAGGGTCTATGGCAATGCTAGGGTCTATGGCAATGCTTGGGTCTATGACAATGCTGAGGTCCTTCGAACAGAACATTATATGGTATTTGGGCCAGCCGGAAGTAGAAATTCGTTTACAACATTCTATCGAAATAAACAGCATGGAATTTCAGTTAAATGCGGATGTTTTGACGGAACAATTGATGAATTTGTCGCAAAAGTCGAACAAACGCATGGCGAATCTAAACACGCTAAGGTGTATAAGTTAGCAGTTGAATTAGCAAAAGAACAGATTAAATTGGAAGATTGATATTTTAGTAAAGGAGAAAGAATTATGAAGAAAAGATTATTAGTTATTGGTTTATTGTGTGGAGTTTTATTAACAGGTTGCGGAAATCATGCATTATTTGACACAGTTTATACTTTCGATAAGGCAATCATTAATCTCGGAAATGGTGAAGTTATCGAAGTTGATGTTAAGTCATGGGAAGATTACGAAGGTGAACAGCTCCAGATCATTGCCGAGGATGGAACTGTATATTTGACTAGCTCTTATAATTGTACGCTGATTAGGGAGTGATAGATATGAAACTATTATTATTTATATTATGGGCTATAGTTGGATGTCTTGTGATGTCTCAAAACCAAATAGCGCATGCTCAATATGGTTTATTATTGTTTACATATTTGATAAAATTGCTTTGCGATTATATACGTGAGGGGTGACAATGGAATGAAAATTATATTTGATAACGAAAAACAAAAGGAAACTTTTATCAAAACCTGTTGTCCTTGCGATTTCGATAGAGAATACCCTGGATATAATTGTGACGATTGTGAATCTTCGATGAATTGTGAGAAATGTTTCGAGAAATACATAGAAATGGAGGTTAAACATGATTGATATTTGTAAAATTGTAGGAAGTATTGAATTCGATAAAAAGACTTTAGATGTATATTCGTCGCTCGATGAACCTTTATTTAGAGCATCTGACGTGGCGGTTCTTATCGATTATAGTGCTAATAACGTGTGGAAAATGCTCGAAGCTTGTGAACAGGACGAAAAGCTGATACTACCAGTAGTAGTTGGAGGTCAGAGAAGAAATGTTTGCTTTGTTGATGAACGAGGACTGTACAATATTTTAGCTCAGAGCCGTAAACCAATCGCTAGAAAATGGAGACGAGTTATCTTTGACCAGCTTATTCGTATGAGAGTTGATCGTGATATGGATATTTCCGAGCAGTTTGAAGAATGGGATCACGCTCTGGATGATATTTATTGGGATGAAGAATTAGGTATGTTGATGCAGTCGGTTACCGTAGCGGGTGGAGATGTAGAGCAAATACCGTTTGAAGGGTAGGAGGAATAATAATGAAAGTAGAATGTAATTTCAAAGATAAGTGTTATACTGCTAGAACAAATCCTAAAAAGTGTGAAAAATGCAGTCATAATACAATGCGAAATTATATAGAAGATTATTTTATTGAAGCCAAAGATAACCCAATACCAGATAAATGTCCTAAATTGACATACAATGGTCCTGCCGAACAAACCAGCGGTTATAAATGTCCTGTGTGTGGAGGTTTTACCAATCCTTACGCGATGCGTGATAATTTATGTGGGTGTTGCGGATATCGATTGAACGTTTGATAGGAGGAAGAAGAATGAAAATTATATTTGATGATGAAAAAGAAAAAGACCTATTCGTACGAAAATTATGTCCACTTGACGTATTGAATGAAGCTGATGAGATTTGTTATGCGTACGAAGGCTCTCCTGATAAATGTGAAGAATGCTGGGAGAAGAATATTGGGATGGAGGTAAAGAAAGATGTTGAAGATTGAAAATGCTGAAGTGGTAGGTTTTAATCCTGCGATTAGAGGTATGAGGAATCCGAAGAACAGCCACGATAGAATGGATAGTAAAGAGTGTATTGATAACTGTGATGACTGTGATAATTTCTCAATCTGCAATACAAATTACGCACCGTATTTCAGGAATTTTTGGGTTGGCGGGCCTATCGATAATAATTATGCTATCGGTCCAAACGATCACAGACTCATGACATCACTCGCTAAAGGTGGACCGGTTCATGCGAAATATCGAAGAATGATTGTTGTATATCTTGACATTACAGCCCCTTTATATTGGTGGAAAGAATTCGATACATATAAGTTAGGTACAGTAGCGAATAGTTGTTCCACAATGCATAAGATTCATGCTAAAGAATTTGAATTAAGTGATTTTTCTATAGATAGAATGACTTCTGCACGTGCTACTCAGCTCATGTTAGACACTGTTGATGAACTTAACGAACAGCGTAAATTACATAATAACACCTCAGATTCTAGAATCAAGAAAGTACACTTCAATAATATGATTCAGCTCCTTCCTTCCTCTTACAATCAGAAAAGAACCGTTATGTTAAACTACGAGGTTCTCCACAATATTTATTTCTCCCGCAAAGACCATAAGCTGACCGAGTGGCATACCCTCTGCGATTGGATTGAAACCCTCCCTTATTCAGAACTCATTACAACCCCAATGAAAAATTCCAATATCGAAATTGAAGATGCTATTAAAGTTCTCCAGGATGCTGGATTTATAGTTGTAAAAGAAGATAAAGCAGAAGATGTATTTGACGACGATGAAGTTATAAATATCAACGTTGTATTTGATCCAGCTTGTGAGGGTTGCAAATATACATCCGGTGCTACACTTAAAGAACATATCAGTATTTGTGGTAAGTGTTATAGAGTAATGACCGAAAAATACAAACATCTAGGTACGGACAACTACACCCCACAGGAGGACACCAAATAATGCGATATCACAATATTACGACTGACAATTTACTCAACGGCGATGGACTTAGAGTCGTATTATGGGTGGCTGGTTGTGAGCATCATTGTAAAAATTGCCAGAACCCAATTACATGGAATCCTGAAGGTGGAATAGAATTCGACACAAAATCCCTCCACGAATTGTATGGATATTTAGAGAAACCTTATATCGATGGGATTACTTTCTCAGGAGGAGATCCACTGCATCCAGATAACAGAGACTATATTTTCGCTTTGGCTGAAATCGTAAAAAGAAAGTATAAGAAAACTGTTTGGCTGTATACAGGTTACGAATGGGAAGAAATAGTGAAGTTCATACATAAAGATTTACTTAAACGAATTGATATTCTCGTAGATGGTAAATTCGTAGAGGAATTGAAAGATGTTACTTATCACTGGGCTGGTAGCACAAATCAGCGAGTAATTGATGTACAAAAATCGTTGGAAACCGGTGAAGTAGTATTACATAAAAACCCAGAAATGTACGATAAGGATTACCATTTCGAACTTAGTAACTATAATTGCGGATGTGATAGTTAAGGTCGCGCAAAAAACATTCTTTATTATAGAAAGGATGGTGATTATATGACAATTGAAGAATTTACGAAGGTATATTATCCAGCGAAATATGAACTTGAAAGATACGCGCTCGAAAAACTTTGTCATGATGTATGCGGAAGAAAGAATGTAACTATTCGCAATGTCTTATTAAGAGGAGGTATTACGAGTATTAGCAAACTCTATGAAACTAGTGATGAAGATTTATTAAAGTTGCGTAATGTCGGTTCAATTAATCTGGAGTTAATACACAAAATGAAAGATCGGATAAGACATAACTTAGAGAAAGGGTCTCAGTATTGAGGCTCTTCTTTTTATTTCAAGAAAGGAATAACACATATGTCAACAAGAGCAGAATTAAGAAGAGCTCAAAAACAAGATAAGAAAGCTAAGACGGCTACTTATAATTTCACACAAGCCCAGTTAGATGCGGTTATTAAAGAATACTTAGACAAATATATCGATCAAATTCAGGAGGCGGCTGCTCACGATGCTATGGGTAGCGCTCTTGAACTTATGCTTTATATTCCTATGAAAACTTTAATGGAGCATTACTGGCCGAAAACATACGAAAAGAAATTACCAGACTTCACAAAACACATGCTCGAATATTACAACCAGTGGGAAAATAACGAGTTTGATATGGACGAGATGAGACAGGTTTTGTGGGATACTTGTGGATTTAAGATTGAGAAAGATGAGGGCTCCGATGAGAAAACTAGTTGAGTATTTTAGATCTGTATTTTGCAAACATGAATATGAGTTATTGGATAAATCGGAAGTGTATGCTGTAAGCGACATTGGAAGAGTTACAAATGAAGGTATACCGGTCTATAGACAATGGACTTATATGTGCAAGAAATGCGGTTATGTGAAGATCGTAAGAACTAATCAAAAATAAAAGGAGAAATAAAAGGAGAAATAAAATGAGATTAACAATGAACGAATATCAGAAATTAGCAGCAAGAACTATTAATGAAAAATTAACACCTCGTAAAATGGAAGACCACGCAAAATGTGGAATGGTTGGTGAGATTGGAGAGATTAATAGTATCTATCAGAAAGTGTATCAGGAACATCCAATCGATTATTATCACATTAAAAAAGAACTTGGTGATTTGCTTTGGTTTATCGCTGAGTACTGTACTGCTATGAATTGGGAATTAGGTGATGTAGCTCAGATGAACATCGATAAATTACGAGCTAGATATCCTGAAGGTTTTGAGACGGAAAGAAGCTTACATAGAGCAGAAGGAGATATTTAAGATATGTATGACGTATTAATAGGTTTAGGAATTGCACTCGCTATATTCACATATTTGGGTATCGGATTAGCACTCAGTATATTTATTGACGCCGATGAGCTAGAAACGATTGTGCTATATCTCGTATGGCCGCTGTATGTGACTTTGGTATTGTTTATCTTATTCTTCTACGGCTGCTATCGAATGGGTGTGTTTGTCAAATCGAGAGTTTACCGTAGACAAAGATATTTAGAAAGGAGGAGAAAACAGAAAACGAAATGAAAAAGTGTTGCGAGAATTGTTACTTTGGCGAATTGATATTTAAGAGGTTTGGTTTTTATCGTTGTAAACCAACTAATAAAATTCGTCGTGGTAACAAGAAAAGAAGGTGTCCATTATTTTGGGCGGAATATAGTTTATAAGGAGAACGGGGTTAGATGAACAAAGTATGTAAAGTGAAACCGACGAGATGTCCTATTTGTATTGCTGCTGATAAAAATTACGATATGAGTTACGACTGCGAGAAATGTAAAGAAAACAACGTAGTCTACGAATTGATATCTGTTGGACATACCGATTTAGATGGCGATTGGGCGATGGTTCTGAAAGATGGTATTATTCGTAGAGTTGAATTAAGTAGGGTTTGGGATGTGAAAGAATTCTTCGGGCATTGTACTAGTGGATATTTACAACCGTTACATAGTGATTTTAGAATTCCAGAATGTGTTACGACAACAGCAAGTACTCAGCGATAAACCTATAATGATCGACGGTGTAACTGGAAAAATCAAATGATATTCGCGTAAAATACATGATCTATTATGAAAGAAAGAGAAAATAACTGAAATGAAACTGGCAACAGTGGACAAGTTAAAATGTAAGATGTGAGCGACAGTGACGACCCAGACTCACACTCTCTTTCTTTTCCATTTATATTTTAAGTTAAGAAAGGAAAAGAAGTATGTATAGTGCGTATATTACAACAATTAAGGGGCTTAGAAAACATAGCAACGCAGATAGATTACAGTGTGTATCTATCTTTGGTAACAATGTGATTGTAGATTTGTCTTATAAGGAAGGTCAAAGAGTTATATTCTTCCCTACCGATGGACAATTGAGTGAAGATTTTGCGACCCGTAATAACTTGGTTCGTAAGAAGGATGATACAGGGAATAGTGTTGGTGGATATTTAGACCCAGATAAAAGAAATATAACTGCGTTGAAATTACGTGGAGAAAAATCCGAAGGTTTAGTATTACCTATCGAAGTATTAGGAGTATATACGAATATTTCTAATCTTAAAGATGGAGATCAGATCACTGTTCTTAACGGACACGAAATTTGTAGAAAGTATATTCCTAAAGCAGATAAACCAAGTAACAAACATAATTCCTCAAACGGTAATAAAAAACGAAGTAAATCCGCAAATAACTCCATTACATATCCTCATTTCGCTGAACATAGTGATACAGCTCAGTTAGCATATAATCGAAACGCATTCAAAGAAGGTGATATCTGTTATATTACTTTGAAAATGCACGGTACATCAGCTCGTACTGCTAACACTGTTCTGATTACAAAGAAAAAAGCTCCTGCGTTCTTGAAAAAGATATTCCATGTCAAAGACAAAGAGACTATTACTTATAACTCAGTTAGCGGTACTAGACGTACAACTATCAATAATTTCGATGGTAATGGATATCATGGTACTAACGCGTTTCGTCAGCCATATCACGATTTCTTTAAAGACAAATTGCCAAAGGGTATGGAAATCTTTTACGAGATTGTTGGTTGGGTTAACGAAGAAAAAACGATTATAGGACGTTGTTCTAACAAGTTAGTCAAAGATAAAGAATTCACAAAATTATACGGTAAAGAAACTGTATTTTCTTATGGATGTGAAGTAGGTCAAAACGATTGTTATGTTTATAGAATGACGATGACTAATCCTGATGGTTATGTAGTTGAACTTCCATGGGAACAGGTCATGTTAGAGTGTGAAAGAATGGGTGTTAAATGTGTACCATCATTCGAAAGATTCATATTTACAACATGGGATGATTTGATGGAAAGAGTAGAGAAATACTGTGATGGTACTGATCCTATTGGTAAAAATCATATTCGAGAAGGTGTTGTTGTTCGTATCGATAATCGTTCTAAATTCACAGCTTACAAACATAAAAACTTCTATTTCAAAGTACTTGAAGGCATTATTAAGGATACTTCAGACGTACCTGACATGGAAGAAGCTGAAGAATTGTTGGCTTGATTGATATTTAAAGTGTGGGGTGTGGCGAGGAAACTTGCTGCACCTCTTTGTTTAGAGAAAGGAAAACAATTATGACTCAAAAGATATTTATAACTAATTTTCGTAAACAAGTAAAAATACTACATGATGCAGATTCAGAAAGATTAGAACAAAAAGTTAATGAATTTTTAGAAATATATGGCGACGCCATTATCGATATTAAATATCAGGCAAATGGGGAACATTATCCTACCAATTATAGTGTAATGATATTTTATCGTATTTAAGAAAGGAGAAGTAATGGGTACATTAGAAGAATTACCAACACTCGAATGTCCGGATGATCTATGCGAATGTGAAAGCGAGACGATTTATTTGAGACGAGTATCAGCAGAAGAATACAGTTTCAATTTCAAGATTAGAACGATGTCTAACAACTGGTTACGATTACATAATTTTAAGCCGCGAAGAATGAGATCTTATCATAAGGCGTTAGAAATGGACTGGAACCACATGCTTATGAATTATGAATGCAAACTATATTTCTTCAATCACACTAATGGTAATGGCACTATTTATATTATGGAGGAGTGAAATATGATAAAAACAGGAGTAATGGCAACGTGTGATCGATGCGGTAAAAACGAATTTTTTAAAGACGATTTGGGTATATCCTCAGCCACTTTATACAACTGTAGCGGATGGGGTCCTATAGGAACTAAAAATGTTTGCCCAGAGTGTTACGACGAATACAATGAACGCAGGCATAAAATGGATGAAGAATATTGGGATTATAGAAAGGAGGAAAAGCATGATATTTAACTTTTGGAGACCGTATCCATTAATGAAACCCAAACGAGATGGATGGTATCAGTGTACTATTCGCCATGGTGAAAATATGGAGAAGGCTTATGTAACTGATTTATTGTATAAGGTGAGATTGGACAGATGGATCGATGTTCACCGCCAGAATGTGTTTGAAGGGTACAAGGTTTATAAAGGACATAAAGAAACGACTGAAGAGAATCGTGTGTATACCGACAAATTATGTAATAGAGATTCTGTTGTGGCGTGGAAGAAGCTGCCTAGAGTTTATAAGGGAGGGAAGAGATGATTGTTTTATACGTAGTATTATATTTATGCGCTGGGGTTTTGTTTTGGACTATAACAAACGATGCATTAGAAATGTGGTGGGCCTCACCGATTAGAAAAATTTTCGCACCATTATTATGGCCGGTAACTATGGTTTTCGTTATATTCTTTGGTGTTTATTATATCGTAAGAGATTGGGTTAAAGAAGTTAGAGATTATTATTCGAATGATGAGGAGGATTGATATGAGTAAAACGCCTTATATAATCGATATTCCAGCGGATGGTAACTGTATATACATACTCGGATATAAAATCGATGGTTTTGAAAGTTTCGAACAGTTTCTGGAATATCTAAATAACTATCAAAAGTTAGAAAAAAGATGCAATAGATTGAAAGATTATATTACTAGCAAAGATACCATCGATGAATTATCAGAGGGGTGTTTACGAAACAAGCTTACTCCGAACGATGTTCGATGGTTACTTGGTTATGATGAAATGCAGAAAAAGGAGGATTGATATTTATGGAAGCAAAAGATTTAAGTAAACAGAAATATATTTACAAAGTATACACGAATGATAATCACGAGATTCATTGCGAGAAGTATCCTGTGGTTTATGCGAATAAAGAGCGTGTGTATTTTAAAGACAGCGGTCCTGACTTAGACTCCACGATAACTTCAAACATTCGTGATGAATTAACGGTAAATGATATTGTTAATTGGAGAACGTTTTACTGGAAAGTCGATGAGAGTCTTATTAGCGATTTACAACGTAATTATAGAATTAATAAAATGAGATCAGATCTTAAAGTATTAGCTGGACAAGTGACTCGAACTGCGTACAACTATCAGCAAGTAATCGCCGCTTATAATAAAATGGCGGAAGCACTCAAGAAACTGGAGGCAGAAAATGAAGAATCAAAACTGCTTTAATTGTCAACTATCTGAGAAATGTCATATGCGATATCGAGAAATTGATACACATCACCAAAGATACAATAGGATACCGGGTTGTCCTGTTGATTATATCGAAAAATTTGAATTGAAAGAAAAGGAGAAAGAAAATGGATTTAGGAGCTTATGCACACATTTATGAACTGGATAAAATCGCCAAAAAGAATGGTATTGACGTACCGAGACTAAGAGGTTATCGATTAATGAAAGACGAGGAACCTGTTAGCGAAGAAGAAATTAAAGAAACGGAGAAAAGCGTTGCTATTAGTACGGTGAAAAATTTATGCGAAGCCGAGCCTTTCTGGAGTTCTAAACCTGATTGGTACGTTTCTAGTAGATGGACTAGCTATTTGAAAGACTACTATCTCGTTAAGGATTCCGAGGGCGAGTATATTGATATTCGTTGGGATAGAATTCATGGTAAGAAACGAAAGATTCTGAAATTTGAAATAAAGAAAGAAAAACGTAGAATTCGTAAGCAGTGGGAGATGTGGAATAAATACGCTGGACAAGAGGGCGTACTTTATATTCATTCAAGAATTGGCGGTAATAACTGGAATTATTATAATGGACCTGAAAAAGTAGAAAAACAGCCTTGGTTCCTGGATAGAGTAGATGACCAATTCGATAGTACCTATTGTGATATTTATGCAAAAATTAATGTGGAATAAAGAAAAGGAGAAAGATTATGAGTAAAGCTGTATTAGTGTTGGAAAGAATGCCAAAAAGTTGTGACGAATGTTATTGCTACAATTCGAAATGTGGGGTTTGTGGCCCTGCGAATAAGGAAGTAAGTGTGGAAGAAACTGTCGAGAAACGTCCTGAGTGGTGTCAGTTGAAAGAAGTTGTAGAGGGGTAATATTATGAATAACGATAGTACATATAATAACAAAATTCTAGATGCTATACGTAAGAAGTATAGAGAAAGTTGTAAAAAACACTCGGTAGCCCTTCGTACCGCAGAAGAACAAACACGTAGAATGCATGAGGAAAGAGATAATCTTACATATAAAGAATTCACGGACCTTTCATTCAGTACAAAAGAATTGTTATCAGAGGTCAGTAGATTAAGTATTGAAATAATGATTTGGGATCAAGCTAGGGATATTTGTCTCGATATTTTAAGTGAGGAATTAGAAAATGAAGAACAGAGAACCGATGGGTAGAGTGATATTTAAAGATGGACATGAGGAACCAATTGTGTTTTATCGAATGTTTAGCATAGAATATGTTGAGTTTTTTACAGAGACTGGAGCTTTTTCGTATGAAAACTTTTCAGAGCCTAAATTTTACGAACATGAAGTATTAATAGCTGGGGATCAATGGGACGACTTGTGGACTGAACGTCATGATATTGCCTACATTGAAATGTATTAGAAAAGGAGAATAGAATTATGAAGGACATATACACGAGAATAAAGATCCGTATTATCGTACAAATAGTGACGAACCTCTTAGAAGATTGATCAAACATAAAATCGATGAAGTATTAACTGAACATCAGGATAAAATTGTAGAACTTGCAGCTACTATGTTGGCTGAGAAATTGGTTCGAACTAAAGTAGTTAAAGAAAAAGCTGCTAGTGTTGCTGAGGCTGTATTAATGGAGGCGTAAAAAATGAAAGTAATTAAAAATGTAACTGTTGAACTTGGTGAGGAAGAACTTAAACTAATTGTTGCAGAGTATATGAAGAACGAAGGATATAATGTCGAACCGCAAAACGTATCATTCAATCTCGGTACCAGATGTGTTGGTTATTTTATGGACGAACATGATGAACTATATTTTAAAGGTTGTACTGTTAATTGTGTTATGAAATAAGGAGAAGAACTATGAAAATTAAGAAACAATTATCGGTTTATCTGAGCGTCAAAGAAATAAAAGACATCATTGTGGAACGCTTGGAAAAAGAAGGGGTATGTGTTGAACCTGGCGATATTAAATTCGTGATTAGTACCGATATGTGTAGTTACGATAAAGAAGTTTTTTACACTCATGAATTAACCGGATGTGATATTGTACGAAATATTTAAGGAGAAAAAACTATGAAAGATCAGGAATTATATTTAAAAGGAATGAACGATTTACATGAAGCTATGAAATGGTATAGAAGCCAGGGCAATACTGTTATCGCAAAAATATTCGATGGGCATTGTTATGCAGTTGCATATACATTAGATGTTTATAAACCACAGGACTTTGTCAATCGTATCGAGAATTATAAGAAAGAACAGGCGAAACCTAAGCTTGGGGATGTGGTGGAGATTGAGCTTACTTATAATGAACGTATTAGAGCCATATACATCGAAAAACTGGGAAGTTGTGAAATTGTTGTTCTTACTAACGGATGTGGTAAATATAAGACACGTACTTTAGTTATGGAGTCCATCAAATCCATCACCAAAACCGGAGAACATATTGATATTCAGGGGATGCTAGATAGTCTCGCGTAAAATTCTGTTGCTCTTATAGAAAGGAGTGATGGATATGCGTATTAGAGTACAAACCGACGATATTGTTATGACGGTTTATGAGGTGAGATATTTTATAACTCAAACAATGGTATTCGACGGCGCATACATGTCAGTTGAAGATTTATTAGAATTAACAAATGGTTCTTTATTGGATTTACCGTTTGAGAATACAGGATGGTCTTTATCTGCTACAGGTATGCCTTCGGTTAAAAACATTAGTAAAGATGTTATTGAAATTTCACCAGAGCCTGTAAAAGGATATTGGAGATTTTGGTAGGTAATACATAACACTTAAGAAACTCAGGGACTGCTAGAAATAGTGGTCCTTTTAGTTTTATTTTTGGGAATATTTGGGAGAAAGAAAGGAGAAAAATGATGTTTAAAAGAGGTAATATTGTAGAAATTATTCGTGGATATGAAGGTAGCATTAACGATCCAGACGTAGGAAAGATTTGTGTGGTATATGAGTCTAAGCAGGTTGGAAATGATATTCGTTATGGCATTTTGGAGTGTTCAACAGGTCTTGGTTCTGCTTGGTGGTATGAAGATCGATTGGAATTTGTAGCCGAAGGTGGAGAGGAAGAGATTCGTAAGGTGCTTGAGACAAGAAAAAGAAAGGTTGGGTGATTGAATGATGATGCATGTGTATAGCAGAAATAGTCCAACATTTAATAAATTATCCGAATATGATCAGAGAATAGTTTGTCATATCGTCAATGAAGTATGTTGTTCGTTAGAATATGCCGCCGAATGCTATTTAATGTTCGATAAAAACGTTGAAGCGACAAAAAGATATATCCGAAAAGAATTATTAGGCGCTAGATATTTACAGCGCAAAGGATAAGAAAGGTTAGGTGAGAAAGATGCAGAGAGTTGTGAATGAAGAAGATGAATTGTTCTATTATAAATTGCTGTATATGGGGTTGTAGGAGAGGAGAAGAGAATAATGCATGATAAATTGACAATCGATTATGAAGTATTTGAAGAGGAATGTATTAGAGTTTTAACGGTTGGTCGTGGGGATGAAGCTTTGTGGCAGTTTCATGGCGATGAGGCTGAGGCGGTGTATAATTTCTTGACTAATAGAGTTTCAGCTATTAATAAAATGGTGACTTTTATTGAAAAATGGAGTGGTAAATGATTATGAGCAAATTAATATTTAAACAGACTAATTCGACTTGTCCAGAGGTTTATGAAGTCATTTGGAAACTTGATGAAGTATTAAAACATGTGGGATTAGTTTCTTTACGTTTTGGTAAATTGACAGTGTTTTATTTGAGTATAGATACAGAACCACAATTGATATACGAAGCTTCTGTTGGTGATGAGTGGACTGGCAGATTTACGGATTATGAAGAAAAAATGAAACACTTTGAAGCTATTGAGAAGAAGATTTTGGAATTAGTGGAGGGGTGAATATGGAATTTTTATTGTTATTAGGATACGTAGTTATAGCCGTCATCGTTGCTGGAGCCTTTAATCACGTTAACGAAGGAGATCCTGCTGGTATAATGATGGGAATATTTTGGTTCTTAAGTTTACCATTATTATTGATAGTATTGATATTTATGTGTTTAAGTAAGCTTGGACATATCATTGGCGATTTCTTGTCGTGGTTGTGGTGTGATGTATTGGGTATGTAGAAAGGATTGATATTTTATGAAGAAGAAAATTTTAGCAATTATATTGGGTATTATGCTCGGTGTCTCACTTGTTGGATGTGGTGGTAACAGTCCTGAAAAAACGAGTGATGATACATATGAATATTTATTGATAGGTAATCGAAAATTCGTAGAAATCGAAACCAGCGGTGGTTTACTTGAACATTACAGTTGTATTTATGTAGATTGTGAAACTAGAGTTCAATATGTAATGTTTAATGGCGGATATTATGGATCTATGAGTGCGTTATTAGATGCTGACGGAAAACCTATTTTATACGAAGGAGAGTTGAAATGAGATATGTGTTTATGTGTATATTCTTAGTACTCATGATAGGATCACTCATTCGTATGTGCTCTTCTACAAATGATTGGGCTAGTGAACGATTATGGTCAATAGCGGCTTCTATTAGTGCCACGATGTTAATTGTATTACATGCTTTATAGAAAGGATTGATATTTTATGAAAATTGGTTTTGTATTACCGAGTTGTTCTTATAATATCGTGATATCGAAAGAGGAACTTGCGGGATTACTGGAAAAAGGTCATGCTCTTATACATGTCGGTAGAACATCTTGTAATACTGCACGAATAATAGTAGACGAAAGTGGTGATTTTAAATATATCGATAAAAAAGTGGTACCTAATAATTTGCAGATCCATTTAGACGAACCAGTGGTCGATTGTGAAAAAGGTTATTGGCCCGTTCAGTTTTTGAACATACATATTGAAAGTGAGGATTAGATTATGAAGAAAATTTTAGTTGTGGTAGATATGCAGAATGATTTTATTACTGGGCCTTTGGGAACACCAGAAGCTGTGAGTATTGTGGATAAAGTTGTGGAGAAGATTCGTGGGGAAGAGTGGGATTGGATATTCGTTACCGTGGATACTCATTCTCCAGATTATCTCGATAATACACAAGAAGGTAAAAAGTTACCGGTTGAACATTGCATTTCAGGCACTGACGGATGGAGACTGAATAGCAATATCGTAGAGGAATTAACCAAGCATGTTGATATTTACGACGAATATAGAAGACCTAAAATTGTTGCGAAAGATACGTTTGGTGCTGAAGAGTTGCCTAAAACTATGAAAAATATTATTCCGTTTTACAAATCACACGATTACGAATGTACCTTCATAGGCGTTTGTACTGATATTTGTGTAATCTCCAATGCTCTGTTATTGAAAGCGCATTACCCTGAGATGAGGATTGTGGTGGATGCTGCTTGTTGTGCGGGGACGACTCCTGAGAAGCATAGAATGGCGTTGGAAGTTATGAAAAGTTGTCAAATCGACATCTTGAACGAAGTGAGTGGAGATCAGGTGGATGTGGTTAATTATATTCCGGATTGTGGGAGGTAAAAGTTATGTATAAAAAGAAAAATGATATGAGCTATGAAGAGTTCGAAGGGGCGTATGACCATATCGATTATGATGAAACTCCTCGCTATAACGGAGAGGATGAGGACTGTGATATTGATTGGGGTTCTTACTACGGTGATTTCGGGTGATTCGCTAAATAAACAACTTCTTTAATAGAAAGGAGTGATAAACATGAGTGTAACTATGGAATGCAAGGTGACGTTTGAGTTTACCGGAAAATTAAAAAACTGTAAATGGAAACAAGAACGAGTTATCAGAGACTTTTTGAAACAACGAGGTTTATTAGTTGATATTCTTAATAACGGGATTATAGATAATCTCAATAAGGAATTTGATGTTACTCATAAATGGTATGAGGGTATCTATTTCGATAAGGATTATAAAAAATTCATACAAGAAGGTCAACAGAAATGGGCCGATATCGTTAATAAAAACGCAGGTACTGATATCGACGTCGAGTTATTTATCGATGAAGACGGTGATATTTACGGTAAAACGACACACCTACGAGAGATCTGTGAGATTCACATGGGTATCAAAATATAACAATTAAGGGCTTAGGCAGAAATGCTTGGGCTCTTTTGTTTTTAGTGGAGGAATAAAATTATGAGTAACAAAGTGGCAGTTATATATAAATATAGAGCCAATATAAACGACGATAATTATACGTTGGGTAGACTGGTTACATATATTAAAGGTGACGTGATATCGATAGATGAACTCAGAGAAACAGAGGAAATGATATCTAGATACAGAGGAGTTTACGGGTATCCATTAATCATTAATGTGTTTCCAGTATGTTGATGGAGGAATAAAATTATGGATAAAAGTTGGAAATTACAATTTGAAGATTTCGTATCTGGTAAACCTGAAAAAAGTGGGAACTATGTGGTTAGAAACAGATATGGAATGTTAGGAACTGACGATTATACGACTAGTTACGGAGGAATGTGGTGGAATAGCGCTAATGATGGTAGTACGTTATATTCACCTAGTTCTTTCCGTGAATTGGGGAGTTATTAATGAAATCAATAAACAACGACAAACCATGTAAAAGAAAGAACTGTCCGTATTATTATATACATGGATATTCTAAGAGATGTGAGAGTTGCGATTGGAATCCAAAATGTGTGTGGACTGTGAGGAGGAAGAAAGTATGAGCTGTAATGGATATTTAGAATCAGGAAAAATACCAAGGCGTTATTTCTTATATCTATGTAACAATATGCGCAAAATGCACGGCTTACCAATGAGGAGACGTAGAGCTTTGGAGAAATATGAAAGAAAGTATGTGATTAGGAGGATTGCAGAATGATCAGAATCGTAGTTACAGAAATGCCAGAACATCCTAAAGATTGTCCTTTTAGTATATATGGATACGATCGCGAGTGTTATGAATGTAAATTAAAAAGAGGAGTTAATGATACATGTGATTTGGAACATACGAAAGAGTGTGAACATCTGGTGGCGCCGTTTAATCTACCAAGAACTGAGGAGAAAATGAAAGCGCACAATAGCACTGTATGTGTAAGTAATAGATTAGAAGCTGGAAAGAAGTTTATTGATTGTCGTCATTTATGTGATATGGAATGTCCGTATAAAGTATATTAGGAGGAATAAATTATGACAAGATATTTAAATGATATTAGTGATGTAACCGCGTATGTACGACCTAAATTATGTAAATATTATCATCCGCATATGAATACTATAGGATCTTATATTAATTGTTTGTATGAGATCGAAGATGGAAAAAATCAAAGTTATCGAGAAAATCAATTTAGGGATGGGATTTAATGTTTTATGTTTATCATTGGCTGGAGTAATGGCAGTCGAATCGTTGAACGGACTGTATAAGCTTAGCATTAAAATGAAAGCAGATAAATCGATTAAAGAAGCTGCTAAAGTGATTAAGACGATTGATGAACTTTCAGAGTATTTTAACAAGATTAAGAAAGAAACTGAACAAGAACAGAAAGGAGAAGAGGAGGCTCAGTAATGGGTCTTCTTTTCTTTTAGAAAGGAGATTAATATGAAGGAACAGAAATTGAGACTTATATATAATTATTGGAATGCTGAAGGGACTAAAGGGGTGGCGAGCATGGATTTTACATACGATGAATTGAAAGAATACAAGTTCGAAAATTTAATGTGTTTAGAAGAATTTATCGCTAAAAGCAAAGGATATGATTCGGTAAAAACTATATCTCAGGGGATAACGGTGGTGTGATTATGAATAGGGAAATTCTTTTTAGAGGTCAATGGGTTAGAAATGGTGAATGGGTTTATGGACATTATGTCTACAATCCTATATCCAATGAGCATTACATATTTCACGAAACGATGGTTGCAACAACGGTAAAACCAGGAACAGTTAGTCAGTATATTGGGTTGAATGATGTTAACGGTAATAAGATATTTGAGGGTGATTTTGTTGAGCAGCATTATCCTGATTACGACGTTAACCATTATTACAATAAACATAATGGACTTATCGTTAATTACGGATATGGTTGGAAAATTAAAGATGGAGATATTAGAGAAGTTTATGCCGGATTTGCGACTGTAAAAGTTATAGGTAACAAATGGGATAATCCGGAATTAGTGGAGGAGGAATAGTTATGGAATATTATAAAATTTACAGTCATGTAGTTTGTGATAATTGTGGTGGGGTTATAGGTTCTTTTAACAGGAGTCCTTTTATTTGTGAACAATGCGGTAAAGAATTTGACATTGATAATATTAAACACGACTCTTTTATGCTGAATAGTAAAACAGGATGGATATTTCCAATGGTGAAGAAAGAGAAAGGGGATTAAGATATGGGATTATTTAAAGATTTTATTATTTGGACAATATTTTACATAGCATGTACAAGTATGGGTGCCTATACGATTTCGTCTGGTATAAAGTATTTGAAAGAAAAAGCGTGGTTTATGCTTGGTTTTGAAATATTCATGTTTTTGTATTGGGGTGGTTTATTTATTGTTAAATGTATTATACCACTCGCGTAAAAAACAACTTCCTTTATAGAATAATATTTAGGAGGATTGAATTATGTTAAAAAACTTTATTAAATTGGTGTGGATGCAATTAGTATACAAATTCTGGAGAGGATTATTTAACTTAAGTCAGAAACTATCATCGTATTATTACGGTAAGGGTAATGGATTTAAAGGTAAATATATTTCTCGATGGGGTTGGTATGCGTTTGGGTCACGTATGAATAAAGCGAAACAAAAATTCCGAACATATGTTCAGGAGAGTAGAAGAATGGAAGTCTATAACTAGGCTTCTTTTCTTTTTATTTATGTAGATATTTAAGAAAGGTAAAAGATTTATGAGTAATATTGTAGAATGTAAATTTAAAAATGTGGAAGAATTCTTAGAAAAAACATATAAAATGGTTGGGGTAATGGGCTATCAGTATCAGGCGACTCGTCCTCGTGTGGTTTGTGCCGATGGATATTCTGTTAGTATTCAGGCTGGTAAGTTTTTGTACTGTAGTAGCGATAGGGGACTTCGTGAAGATAGTAAGCGTTTCGAAAGTGTCGAGTTAGGTTTTCCATCCGTAGAAGATGAATTAATTAACGACTTAGCCGAAGATCCTGAATGTCCAACTGATACAGTTTATGGGTATGTGCCTGTTAGATTGGTGAATAAATTGATGGAGAAACATGGCGGTATTTGGGGAGTAGATTTCCGTAATACGAATGAGGTTTGGGATTTTAAGAAAGGAGATTAATATGAGAGTTACTATCGACAAATGTGATAGATGTGGAAAAGAAATCGGGAGACCTTGGCCTACTAATCCGATATATACTGTGGAAATCGATGGTCCGACGATGTTTAGTGATAAGAAATACGAAATATGTGGAGACTGTAAAAAGATGCTTGATATTTTCTTCAGTACAGGGGTGACAGAAAATGATGATTAAATTATATAGAGAGTTAAAGGATTGTAGTGTGACAATGAAAACTTCACCAGCTGTTTTGAGTGACGGTATGTATTTTGAATTCGTAAAAAGAGACAAGACACATCCTGCGCATATTGCTGACTTTGAAACTTTGGAAAATGAACCGGAGATGGTGGAGACTATATTGATTTGCGAGTTGCATGATTTCTTACATAGATATTTTGGGATTGAGTAAGTGGAGTGAGTTGTGATGGATGAAATAATGATGTTGCTGTGGTTACATAATATAGAAATGGTTATAAGAAAACATGAGTATAATAGTCAGTTAATTGTAGTTAAATTTCTCAAAAATAGATGGACTTGTGGTCCTTATCAAAGATGCAAGGTAATCGAAATAAATGTTAACGAATTAATAGAAGGGAAAGTCACCTATGTTGAATATTTACACCGTAGTTTATTGGAGTTTGTTAAGGAGCTAAACTATGAATAAATTGATGTTGAAACTTATGTATTATGGTATCAATATGACCGTGCGTCCTAGTGATTATGATAAATATATTATCAGATTTGAGAAACAACAGGATTGGCCGTATAAGAAATCTCTTGAATGGATGGAATATCATGTGAATTGTCTAGAAGTCGATATGTGGAAAGCAGATTGGGAATGTATATTAGAAAAGTATTTGGATAGTTTTATTGAGGAGTTTCGCGACCAAAACTAGGACTCTTATGACAAAACATTTATATTATAGGAGGGAAATATATGAAAGTTACATTGGAATTGACAGTTGAGGAATTTGAGAGATTGCTTGGTGGAAAGAAAAAAACTAAAGAAGACAAGAAAACCGAACCAGAAATTGCCTACAGTCAGTATGCGAAATGTTTTGATAAGACGAGTAACGTATGGACTGAAGATCCAGAATACAACTTAATGTTCTTAAAACACATGGAGCTATATGCTAGTAATGTTTTAAGAGTTAAGGGACATGTATTCTTGAACGAAGTCTACGAATGGCTGGGATTACCAAAAACAAAAGCGGGACAGATTGTAGGATGGAAATTGGGAAAAGGTGATGATTATGTCAGCTTTGGGTTAAACAGTTTCGATCCGCAAGTATGTAAATTCATCAATGGCGAAAGTAATGTAGTAGTATTAGACTTCAATGTAGATGGAGTGATATTAGATGAGCTTGGGTGAAAACCTGGGCTCTTTCTTTTTCCACTTGAACATGGTGAGAACAGTTGATATTTAGAAAGGAGAAAAGTAATGGAGGAAGAAATTTGGAAAGATTGTGCGGGATATGAAGGTTTATACGAGGTTAGTAATTTAGGAAGGGTTAGAGATTCAGCATCTAAGAGTATCATGAAAACTTGGGTGAATAGATGTAGTAATGATCGAAATTACATCATGGTGTATTGGATGATAAATTACTCGTTATACATAGGGACGGAAATTTCGAGAACTGTTCTGTTGACAATCTGATAGTAATCGATAGAAGTAGTTATTATTGTTCGGAAGATATGTTCCCAAATTCAGACCATTTCGATAAGGGGATAAAAGTCAGATGCGTTGAGACCGGTACTGTGTATTATTCGGTGAGACAGTGCGCGTTAGATTTGGGTGTTGCTTGGTTGACTGTTGTTAAATGCGCAAAAGGTGGTATACCGCAATTAAAAAACGGTTTGCATGTAGAATTCGTGGTGGATTGATATTTAGAAAGGATAAACGTTATGGGATATTATAGTAGTTTAGTGGATACGCCTGTTGAAAAAATTAAAAAAGACGACATTGCGGTTTTGATCAGAGGTCTTCGCGGTGAGAGTACTGAGGCAAAACGTGGTAGAGCGATCAAGAAAACAATCGATGCTATTGATTTTTACTATGAAGATAAAGATGGTTCATATAGCGATTTTATGCAGTTGTGTATGGATATGGCGATTAGTTTACTCATGGGATGTGAGGGTAATTTGAGTAAATTGGATCGTTGTACTGTTTGTTCTGAAGCTTTGAAATGGCTGGAGAGACTCGATGAGATTATTGCCGCTAAAGATACATTCAGAAGAGAGAAAATGTTAAGGAGGGGTGAGTGATAGTTATGACGTATATGGATAGAGTAGAACGAGTTAGATATTTAAAATTAGCAGCTGAACAGATCAAAGAAAATGCTGAGAGTATCGTTGGAACCGAGGATAGTCTTATGTCATTCGATGTTACTATTCGTATTAATCCCGGAGAAGCCCCTGTCATTGATGTTTATAAAGAATTGAGGGTAAAAGGATGAATATTATGGGTGAAAAAGTTATACCGGAAGAGAAAAAGAAGTTGCCTGCTATGCTGTATGCGATTCGTGACGATGATACTGGCGAGCTTATTTGGAATGCTAGAGGATATGCGTATAAATCGTTGAATAAAGCTATGAGAAAAATATTTGAATTAAGGGTGGCGAATCGTGAAAAGAGATATTCGTTGGTCATGTGGCGTCTAGACGATTATTGGTTGGACGGAGTATTTAGTACAGATATTGTGGAATTTACAAGTAGAAAGGTAAAGTAACATGGAACGAGAATGGAGAGTAATTAGTTGGGCTCATAATTATGAGGTTAGTAATTATGGAGAAGTGAGAAGGGTTGATACGAAGAGATATTTACGTGGAAGTAAAACTACGTATGGGAATTTGAATATATCTATTCCGGATGATAATGGTAATGAACGTAAGAGGACCATTGCTTCAATAGTTGCTGAAATGTTTATCGAGAAACCTGTTGCCATAAAGGGAAACATTATGGTTATGCATAAGGATCGAAATAAACTGAATAATCGTGTTGATAATTTGAAATGGATTGGTAAATCAGATTTTAATAGAAAATATGTTACTCGTGGTCAGACATTCGGTATGACATATAATCGTACGAAAATAAAATGTGTTGAGACGGATATCGTGTATGACAATATGGCTGAGGCTGCGAGACTTATGGGTATAGACAGATCAGGTATAAATCGCTGCGCTAACGACCCAAATCGGACATATAAAGGCTTTCATTTCGTTAGGGTGAGTTAGTCTTCGGTGGAAATGAGAAAATCGATTCTAGGGGCAAATTTGGGGCTTGTAGATAGGTTCTGTGAGGATAATGGGAGAAAAATATATGGTAGATAAAATATTATACGAAGGTGATGATGTAGTAGTTAGACTACCTTGGGATCAACTCGTGATGGAAGGACATAGTGCGGCCTTTTGTGAGTGTGGTTATGTGCTACACATCGAAACACCTGCTATTAAAAACTGGTATACAATTAAATGTCCGAAATGTGGTTTTGTAATCCAGCTGTATTGTGGAAAAGAAGGTAAACATCTGGATATGGCTATGGTAAGAAGTTGTTTGTAGGAGGAAAATATATGAGAACATTTTATACAAAAATTAAACCTGGAACTAAGGTAGCTATTCGTGGGGTGATTAAAGGTACGATGGGTGCGTTTTGTGGCAATGTTACGTCACTCGGGAATGATGTTTATAAAGTTAGATGTGGTGAGGCGGAGTATAAGAAATTCGCTGATTGGGTTAAGGAAAGATATCCTAGAGTTTGTATGTTTGATTATAAGATGTAGGGAGGTAGTAAAAAATGATTAAACGTGATAAAGATTTTGAAGATATGACTATCGATGAAATGTTGGAACTTTATAGAAATAATAAGACGGTAACTAATAGATTGGAAAGAACTAAGGACTTATTAGGTGAATGTGGATTAGAAAATACCACATTGCGAGAAAGACGAGAACTTAGCGGTACTGAAGCAAGATTAAAAGAACGCATGGAAGTTAATATTAAAAAGACTATAAGATATTTAAAGCAAGGATTGTCTCAGGCTGAAATCGCTATAGAATTAGGAGTTGGGGTTAGTCATGTTAGAAAACTGATTGATATTATTCGTACATCGGAAGAAAGACGTATAGCAATCGAAGAAGCAATGTCGCGTGGAAAACATACTCCTTTATGACAAATATTAAACTAAAAATTATAGGAGGATGGAAATATGTTTAAGAAAATTTTGAAAGGTTTAGCAATTGTATTAGGTATAGGAGCGCTTGTGGATCTGACAGATATTTGTGGAAAAGCTGCGGCATATCATGCGATGAGTCTTCATAATAAGGAGGCCGTTGATGATTTACTGGAGTATTTGGAAAACGATGAAAATCTGGAAGAAGAAGGGCTTTCTAAGGCTAAACAATATCGAGTAGGAATGGTTACAAAATGTACAAGATTCTTTATGGAAAATCGTTGATATTTGTGGGAAGAGCGTTTGGAGAAATCTGAGCGCTCTTTTGTTTTTCGCTAAAAAATCGTAGGCTATTATGAAACAAAATAAAAATTTTTAATAAAGAAAAGGAGACGAAATATGAGTAAAGTTAGAGAATTTTGGGGAGAACACAAGGTAGAAATCGCTATAGCGGCCGGAATCGGAATTAGTTTAGTTGTAGGCGGAGTCATTGGGTGGAAAGCATCTGGATATCTCAGACCTGGTAGTAAGACAACAGACATGTTTTTGAAGTCTGCAAGTCACGCACATCCGGGAATTTGGGCTAACGGATATGACATGAAGACCATTGAAAACGCGTATAAAACTACTGATTTAGGTAAATTTGGTGAGTTATTAATCGAACTTGGTGCTCCTACAGACCACAAATTCACACATATTTTAGCAATTGGACCGAAAATGGTTGAATAATTGGTTTTAAATCGAGAGGGCTTGAGTAGAAATACTCGGGCTCTTTTGTTTTAAAATATAGATTCGTAAAAAGAAAGGAGAATTTATGGAAAGACACAGTAGAAACGGGGCTAGAAAACGTGGGAGACCGAGAGAGGAGGGAGCTAGACGTCATTATCTGAAGACTTTATGTAGTGATTCCGAAATTGATAAAATTAAAAGTGCTTCTAGAAAATATGGAGTTACTCAATCGGATATCATTCGAAGAGGCATAGAAATGTATATTCGAGAATTGGAATCGAGTAACGCAGAACCTAATGAAGAATTTTTTGATTATGATTATTGGGATGAAGATTATTATGAAGACCTAGAAGACGAGGAAAATGACGATGAAAACTGGAATTAACATGGTCATAGAAAATAATTTACATGGTCATAGAAAATAATTTACATGGTCATAATAATTCGCGAAAATCGAGAAAAAGTAGCTAAAAATCGAGAAAAACGCTCATTTTTGGATGTATTTTACATGGTCATAATAATTAGTGAAAAAATATATATTTAATATTACTATGTGATTGTTTTAACAAAAGTTAAAGAAATTAAAATTAAGTTAAAACAACCTATAGAGGATTTTTTTTTTATATTTTTTTTGAATTAACATGGCCATAATAATTACAAGATTAACAAATTAAAGGAGAAAGAGATGAAAATGAATAATGCTGAAAAACGAATTAAAGAAAGTTTGAAAAACGAATCAAACAACGAAAACTTACGAATTAATGTGGAAAGAAACGAAGCAGGATGGCGACATGCATTCGCGAATAACTTAGCAAAAAACATGCATGATAAATACATAAGTCAGTCCGAACTATCGAATGTTACGGGGATATCGTCGGTAAGTTTGAGTAGATATATAAACGAACGAGCGACACCAAGCGGTTATAATCTTGAGAAAATAGCAGATGCTTTAGGATGCGACATTACGGATCTTATTCGATAAAAGAAAGGAATGTGATTATGAATTCTGTTATAAAAATGAATAATATGTGGGATTATGCTCTTACGGAATTCGGTATGCATTATCCACATTTAATAGATTCTGTCGTCGATTGGTATCCATGCGGACAAATGGAAATTACAATAAAATTATCAAATGGTAAAAAAATACTGTTCAAATGGATGGATAAAACATGTCGTAATTTATCGAATAGTGGGTCTACTATATGTGATATATATTCTCCTGACGAACATGATGAGAAGTATATTGATGAAGAAAAATGGCGTAAAAAATTCTCTGCGAAATTGAACGAAAAAATACTTGTTAATTGTATTTCACAAGAAGAATTATCAGAACGTACTGGTATATCGCAAGTTATGATCAGTAAATATTTAAACGCAAAAGCAACTCCGAGTTTCTATCGCATTGAACAAATAGCACGAGTGTTAAAATGCTCAGTTTCGGAACTTGGAAATATTAGATAGAAAGGACTAAGTGATGGAAAGATGGAAAACATGTAGGGAATTCCCGAACTATGATGTTAGTGACCACGGGCGAATTAGAAATAATAATACTGGGTATATTTTAAACCCGAGTCTCGATGCTAACGGTATTCAGCGAGTAACTTTATTATATAATGGTTTTAGAAAATATAAACATGTACATAATCTAGTTGCCGAAGCATTTGTGCCTGGGGAAACCGAATATAGTATGGTCGTTCATAAAGATGATGATCAAACTAATTGTTATGCGAATAATCTGAAATGGGTTGAACGCGGAGAACGATATAGATATTTTTACGATAGCGGCAAGTGTAACAATAACCATTTTAAAAAGAGAGTAAGATGTGTTGAGACAGGAGAAATATTCGAATCTATTACTGAATGCTCAGAAATCACAGGACTTAATTATCGAGTGATTAGCAGATGCGTTAACAATCCGGTAACTCGTACGCGAGATGGATTACACTTTAGATTCGTAGATTGATATTTAAAAGATTAAAGAGGGTGCTGATTTTACAGGCTCTCTTTTTTTTTATCATTTCCTAATTATGGTTCCGTCTTTACCCGCTATTAGAACATGCTATTTTATGAGAGAAAGGTAGAAAGGTCAAATTTTGGCCTATATTTTACGTTTTCCTTTTCGTTTTTAGAAAATACAACATAGAAAGGAGACCACACATGCTGGAAAGTAAATTTCAGGCGAAACTCATAAAAGAGCTAAAATATATATTTCCAGGCTGTATCGTGTTAAAAAACGACAGCTCATGTTTGCAGGGTATACCGGACTTGCTTGTACTTTATAAAAACAAATGGTGTATGTTGGAAGTTAAGCAGAGTGCTAGAGCTTCACACAGACCAAACCAAGAATACTATGTAAACAAACTCGACGACATGTCCTTTGCTCGATTTGTTTATCCCGAGAATAAAGACGAGGTTCTAGACGAGTTAGATTTATATTTTACTTATTGAAGGAGAACACACATATGAAATTCAACAACCATCACAATCTTGCTGGACTTCACGCTCCATTCAGTCCGAGTCAATCAAGCTGGCTCAGATATGATGATGAAAAAGCGAGAGAAGTTTACAACAACAAAAAAGCTGCCGAATTGGGAACGAGATTACACGAATGGGCAGCCGAAACTATTAATCTTGGAATTAAACAACCTAAATCCAAAAAGACCCTTTCCGCGTATGTGAACGATGCGATTGGTTTCAAGATGGATACAGAGGTTGTTTTGTTTTATTCTGAAAGATTCTTTGGTACAGCCGATGCGATTTGTTATCGAGATGGTATCCTGCGAATTCACGATTTAAAAACAGGAAAGACTGCGGTAAAAATGGAACAGCTTATGGTTTACGTAGCTTTGTTCTGTCTCGAATATATGATCAAACCTGGCGAAATCAAACAGATCGAATTACGAATCTATCAGAATGACGAAATCTTATATCATAATCCAGAAGCTGACGAAATAGCTCCTATTATGGATAAAATTATTCATTTAAATAAATTATTAGCAAAGATGGAAGAGGAGGTGTGAGACTATGAGAGATTATTACGAAGATGAATATTATGACGAGTACGATAATTACGATGAATATTATCCGGAAGAATATGAAGATGACTATGATTATGAAGAAAGTCGTTTCTGTAAACGTTGTGGATATCCTGTAAGAATGAATGAAGAACCAATCTTTGATGATTTTGAAGATCCAGAAGCTGGTGTATGGGCTACAATTCCCGATTTCCCTAACTATGAAGTTAGTATTTACGGCGAAGTTAGAGAAAAAGATACTGGACGCATATTGCGCGGATATATAAACCCGGACGGTTATCACATGGTGTCGTTACGAGGACAGCATCCAATATCGGTTCATCGACTGGTTGCGACAACATTTTATGGTAGACCTTCTGACCCGCGTATGCAAGTTAATCATATTAACTGTGTTAGAAATGACAATAGAGTAATAAATCTCGAATGGGTTACACCTAGTAGAAATGTTAAATGGGCGGTAATGCGTGGAAATCTCGATTGGAAAAAGGGTTTACAACGAGCTACCGAAGTAAACAAACGCCCGGTAAGAATCGTTGAAACAGGACAAGTATTTGCTAGTCTCCAAGATTGCGCAAATTATTTAGGTGTCACAAGAGGGAACGTTAGTCGAGTTCTTTCTGGGGAACGAAAAGGACAAAGACTACACGGTTATCATATAGAGTACGTTCGAGAGGAGGAAATGTGATGTTATCCGTAGCTGATGAAATAGCTTTATTTTTAGATGGTGATTATTCCATCGACGAAGAACTCATTCATTACGGTATGAAATTCCGCAGTGGGAGGTATCCATATGGCAGTGGGGAAGATCCTTACCAGCACAGCCGAGACTTCCTCGGACGAATCGAAGAGCTTAAGAAATCCAATTTTACATACACAGACAAAGACGGTAAAACATGGACAGGTGATAACGCAATTGCTAAATCTATGGATCTCACGACAACCGAATATCGTAGACAGGTAAGTTGGGCGAATTATGAACGTCGTCTTCTTAATGTAGAAACAGCCAAATCCTTACGAGAAGATGGTCTTGGTTATACTGAAATTGGTAGAAAAATGGGAATGCCGGAATCAACAATCCGTTCTCTGCTTAATCCAAAATCAGAAGACCGTATGCAGCAAGCTATGAATACAGTAGATTTCTTACGTAAACAGCTTGAAGAAAAAGGTATGATCGACGTAGGTACAGGTGTTGAGCGAGAGTTAAGAATCTCCAAAGAACGTCTTGATATGGCTCTCGATTATTTGGAGAAAGCTGAAGGATGTCCAGTTTATAAAGGCGGTGTTCCTCAGCCAACAAATCCAGGACAGCAGACAAACCAGAGAGTTCTTTGTTTACCTGGAACCAAACATAGCGAAATCTACGATTACGATAGAGTAAAAACCATCAACGATTATATTACACGTGATGATGGTGTTACATACGAGAAGAAATTCAAATACCCAGAAAGCATGGATTCTAGTCGATTGATGATTCGTTATAAAGATGATGCTGGTCCTGACGGAATAACCGGTATTGAAAAAGACGGTATTATCGAGATCAGACCAGGTGTTGCAGACTTATCCTTAGGTGAATCCCGATATTCTCAGGTACGAATCTTAGTAGACGGCGATAGATATTTAAAAGGTATGGCTGTTTACTCTGACGACTTACCAGATGGTGTTGATGTTGTATTTAACACTAACAAAGGTAGAGATGTGGCGCCACGAGATGTAATGAAAGAAATTAAGAACGATCCAGATAATCCATTTGGTTCTGCGATTAAAGATGCTGATCAGGGCGGACAGTATTGGTATGACGCTGACACTGGAAAACGTTGTAGCGCAACCGACCCGAATGTTAAAAACAAGAAACTCGGTCTTATCAATAAACGTGCCGACGAAGGTGACTGGTCTGAATGGGCTGACGCTTTACCTTCACAGTTCTTAGGTAAACAGAGTAGAGCTATGGCTAAGAAACAGCTTGATTTGGCTAGAAAAGATTCTCTTGCTGAATTTGAAGAATATTGTAGTATCAACAACCCAACAATTAAGAAACATATGTTGGAGAAATTTGCGGATAGTTGTGATTCAGCAGCCGTAAATCTGAAAGCAGCTGCATTACCAGGACAGAAGTATCACGTAATCATTCCGATTAATACTCTGAAAGAAACAGAAGTATATGCACCTAACTATGAAAATGGTAGCAAACTCGCTTTAATTCGTTACCCTCACGGTGGAACATTCGAGATTCCTATTTTAACAGTTAATAACAAAAACCCATTAGCGAATAAAATATTAGGAAGCGATGTTGGAGATGCCGTTGGTATCAATGCTAAAGTTGCGGAACGATTATCTGGAGCAGACTTCGATGGCGATACGGTTATGTGTATTCCTACGCATGATGCTGGTGGAAAGGTAAAGATTACTTCTACTCATTCATTAAAAGGTCTTGAAGGATTCGATCCTAAGACTTCGTATGGTACAACTATGCAGCTCGATGAAGAAGGTAATAAACGTTATTATCGTAACGGCCAGGAAATTAAAGTCATGAAGAATACTGGAACAGAGATGGGCAAAGTTTCAAATCTGATTACAGACATGACATTGGCTGGAGCTAAAGAAGATGAATTAGCGAGAGCTGTTAGACATTCCATGGTTGTTATCGATGCTGAGAAACATAAGCTGGACTATAAAGCTTCCGAAATTGAAAACGACATTGCTGCTCTTAAGAGAAAGTATCAGAAGAAAGTTGATGCTGATGGTAATATTGTAGGATATGGTGGGGCTGCTACGATTCTATCTCGTGCTAAAGGTGAAACATCCGTAGATAAACGACAGGGGTCATACAAGATTAACATGAAAGACTCCCCGGATTACGATCCAACTAAACCGGAGGGTGCTAAATTATGGAAGACCGCCGATGATTTATACTACCCGGATAGGAAGTATGATAAGAAGACCGGTACCATGACATTACGTACCGCGGATGGTAAGAAGATAACCTACGATATCAAAGATAAGGACGCCCATGAGAGGTATAACCCAGTAGAGGTGAAGGACCCGGTGACAGGCGAGGTATCCTATACCAACAAAGATGGTAGTATCTCCTATCGAGTTAGAACCCGTACCCAGGAGAGTACTAAGATGGCGGAAACAGATGATGCATATACCCTGGTATCCGCAGCAAGACACCCTATGGAAGTATTATATGCAGACTATGCGAATGATATGAAGGCCCTTGGTAATAAGGCTCGTGTAGAGATGAAGACTACGGGTAAGATTGCATATAGCGCACAGGCTAAGGCTAAATATGCTGACGAAGTAAAGGCTCTTGAAGAAAAGCTTAATACCGCCCTCCTTAACACAACTAGGGAAAGGGCTGCTTTGCGTTTAGCTAATGCTGAGATTAACGAGGCTAAGAAACTTAATCCAGACATGAAAGCAGAAGACATTAAGAAGAAGAGTCAAAGAGCAGTTACTAAATATAGAGCTGAAGTAGGTTCTGTTGCTAGACGTAATCGTAATATCGAAATTACAGACAAAGAATGGGAAGCTATTCAGGCTGGTGCTATTAGCGAGAATAAACTTAAACAGATTCTTAATAATACAGACATCGATAAGCTTAGAGAAAGAGCTACACCACGAATAACTACATCTTTATCAGCTACACAAGTAGCAAGAGCAAAAGCTATGGCTTCATCTAACTATACGTTGAATGACATTGCTAAGAAGCTTGGTGTTTCTTCTACAACTGTAAGTAAATACTTGAAAGGAGTGAAATAATCAATGGAAAACAAACTGTTTATGTTGACAACAATTGACAATCCTTTTGATCCATTTGAAGATTTTACTTCTTGGTTTTGCTTTGATGCTTCAAAAGGTTACAATTCTTGTGGAATACTTGCACGAATTCTTGATACATTTGATGTTGAGTTCGATGAATTAACAGAAAAAGAAGAAAGTGCAGTGATTGAACAAGCAATTGATGCTTGGATTTCTGTAAATCCTTTTAATAATTATAAAAAAGCTACACGAATTGATAACGTAAACTAATCAACGTATATCATGAGCTGGCAAAAGGGTATAGGGGGAGGTCTTTGAAAACACACCCCCTCCCCAAAT